ATTGTTGTCAGCCCTTATAAATCCATAAGTCTTATTGAAAAATAAAACTGTACCCCTCATTATGAATCACGACCTAACTAGCATTCTCATTAATAAACCTTATAAAGATATCTGTTCCTCGAAATTCTGTTGTTGCAAGCTTATCTCTTATTTTATACTCTGTTAAATCCTGAGTCTCAAATTGAGTATTTATACATGAATTTAGGAAATTTACTGCAAGACTAGGACTTGAAAAAGGTTGAAGATTAGTGATCTTTTCATAAGCTACTATAGTAACTATATATATAGGATTATCATTTTCCATTATTCGCACCTCCCATCCTTGCTACTTTTTGTGTTACTTGCCAATAAGCATGGATTGCGCTGTGACCTAAATTTGGATAACATTTTGTTTTCTCATTCTCAATATTAAATCTTCTTATCTTATATCCATCATTAGAATACTTAATGTTATTAGCGAAATAATCAAGGTCTACCGAATTACCTGTTTTCTTTTCTATATAGGTTCTAAGTTCACCTTCTGTCCAAAGGTGGAACATCTTCTCTTTTTTTAAGTGAGGAAAGTCTTTTTCTAATAATTCTTTTTGGATTAGACTAACTGCATATATATTTGCATGCTCTGGATTTGTTTCCAAATCACTCTTTAACATATATAAGTCGCCGACATTAAATTCCCACGCATCTTCCAATTCCTCTTGAACTATTTTTTCTGCTTCTTTGAATTCTTTATCTGATATAAATTGCATAATACTCATCCCCCTGAATGTCATCTTATCTATTTATTTTGTTGTATTCTTCCTCTGCGTAATTATAACTTCTTTGTATTCTTTCTAAATCATCAAAGTTCATTGCATGATTAAAGCTATAAGCAAGTGTTAAGTTCTCTAGTGATTTTAAATCCTCTTTCTTCTCATCAATTATATTGCATATGTCTCCCTCTTCTAATGATTTAATTCCATAAAGTTTGAACTTATCAATACCTTGTTCTTCAGATATTGAATTGATTTCATTATTGGGATCTTGAGCATTATAAATTCTACTGTAAGTCTTTAATATACTGCTTTTTTCTTTTTCAAGTCTAGTATCAGCTACTTTCCCTGCTATCTCATCTTTTCTTTCGTATAATTCTTTCTTAGTATCATCAAATGCTTCATTAACAACTTCTCCTGCTCCACTTAGCGCACAAAAAGCTGCTGTAACTAATAATTCAGATAAAAGACCATATCTATTTGATTCTGCCCAGCCTTTCTTGAAATCAACTCTTAATTTGTTTTCATCATTTACTTTTATTCCATTCCCAATGACTGAACCTCCAACTGAACCTATTAATAACCCTGTTAATGCTACAAAAATCATAATTATCTCTCCTTCATTAAATTTATTCCAGTTTTTACAACTGCATAGGAACCAACGCCCATTTTAAGATATTTTAGCGTACCATTAATACCTTTCTGTATTAATCGATATTTACTGCTAGGATTTTTTTCGTTGCGTGCGATACAGAATCTGTTACCTATTTCTAGTGTAACACCTATCACTGCGCAACAAATACAGACTTTAATCATCAATCTCATTCCTTTCTAAAGCAAAAAATTAAATAAAGATAGAATTTTCCTAACTCTTCTTTATTTAATATCTTATACAAGAAAAACTATATTTTGAAAAAAACAAAATCTCGTGTTATAATGAAATTGTCCATATGTTATTGTTCTCGTTACAATGCCCCCTAAATTAAAAGAAGGCTCATCGCCTTCTTTTTTTATTCTTCTTTTTTCTCTTTCAATTCATATTTTATATAATTTTTCATATCCCTAATTGAACACTCTAAATTCTGCTCACACACTTTTACATGGTTCTCTCTTTCTTTTAAATCTACTTCTTTACTCTTTAAATCTAATTCTCTCTTTTCTAACTTCTCTTTTGTTTCTTTACACTTTATATAACTTAAACTCAAATCATTCTTTTGTCTTTCTATTTCAACTCTTTCTAAATCATTATCCTTTATTATTTGCTCCTTTTCTTTTGCATTTCCTGTTATTATTGCTGTACATATTATTCCTGTTAAACTTGTTACTATTGCTCCTATACCGAACATTTTTAATTTTTCTTCAAAATTCATATTTATCACTCTCTTTCTTTTATTCTTTAATATCTTATACGATATAAAGGGCAAAATAATAACGTGGGCCATATGGCCCACGTTATTATTGTCTATTCTTTAATTCCTCTATTTCTTTTTTAAGCTCTGCATTTTCCTTAGCCAGTAATTCATTTCTTTCATATGAGCTGTTTATTTCTGTCTTTAATAATTGTATTTCTTTTTGACATTCTTTTATATAATCAAATATGAATTTAGTAAATTCCCCCAATTCTTTTCTACCTTTATTTATTAATAGATTGCATTGGGTATTTAATTTTACAATAGTAGCAGCAAGGTTTTTTGCTATTGGTTCTATTGTTGGTATTTGATATCTACTGCCTTCCATTTGCAGATTTAAACATACTATCCTAAGATTATCCGTTTCATCTCTTACGTTGTTGTCGAAGCTAGAGATTTCTCCATGCCACAATGTTAACCCATTCATTGCTTGATCAATATTAATATTGTTATTGTTATCCATAAGTTCACTCCTTTGTGTATAATAATATAATTATACTATATATACTTTCTTTAACAACTCCCATAAAGCATATATTAATTCTTAATCTTCTGCAGTTACAAGGGGAACGTCGATGTCGTGGAATAATTCTATATACCATTTGAATCCGTAGTCTGGTTCATTATGAATAATACATTGTTGCTCCATTGCTTTAACTGTATGATTTTTAGTAAGGATATCTAAAATAGTTGTCATATTTAATCCATGGTGTAATGCATCTATTGCAGTATGAGTTACTCCCATATTTACAAAAACTCTTCTTGCTTTACCTATATCTTCGGGTGTTTTTAAATTCAAGGAGATAAATGACATAGTTTTAAAAAGCCCAAATATTTGCTCATCAGTCAATTCAAAGAATTTTTCTATTGGTACCCTATTCTTCATCTTTACTCTCCTTAGTAATCCTTACATATGGCATACCACCAGGAAGTGCATACCAATCCTTTTTAGGAGCGCAATATTCTAACTTTCCAGCAGCAACACCAAGTATCATTAATTGTTCCATTTGTTGTTGAAAGCCTGTCCAGAGCTTACCATCTTTCGTTATGCACATATCTAAGAATGAACTCCCCTCCTTAAATTTATCTGGAAGTTCATTTACCATAGTACCAATTTCTTCTGCGTGTGCCTTGATTCTTTCTGGATGAAGTCCAAATGTTATTTTAATACTCTCTACATAAATAGGTTCAATGATTGGTTTATCATCTACAATTTCCTCTTTCTTTAAGAAACAATCGCTTAAAATTTCAGCTACTCTTTTTGTTGATATCATATTATTTGCCACCTTTCTTTAAATATCACTGATAATAAAACTTACCTTTACTGGTTTATAATCATCAGTTAATGTTGAACTAAATCTTTTTGCTCCATCTTCTTCTCTGAATCTCATGGCTTCACATATATCCCCTGTATCTTTCTTTGTGATACTTGAGTTTAAATATTTATCACCATTCGTAATAGTATAGAAACATTCACTATCAATATCTGTTATTATACTATTTAAAGTATTTAATGTGCTTAACTCTTCTCTCATTCTTTTATGAAGATTTTTTAATTTTCTATCCTCTAGTAGTTTACACTTGTTACTGATACTTTCTTTGATTATATTTTTTAATAATTCAATTTTGCATACCCCCATAGATATTACAACTCCCTTATCATCTTAGATGTGTTAAGCAGGTTAGGATGCTCATTCAATACCACTATATATCCCTCTAATGGACACCCTTCTCTCTCTTCATAATCTAACTCATAGTATTTCAAATCTCCACCAGCAAACTTAGACCTCAATGCTAGCGCATTGCCATCTACTTTACCTTTACCCTCTAGTATTCTAACTGTTCCTTGCTCTTTAACTAATACTATTTTCATAATTTCCTCCTATGCGTGAGAAAGTGGATTCAATCTACATATCATCCAATCTTCTTTTAATAGAGATAATTTAAGTTCAATATCATCAATATCTTCAAACTTCTTAGTTCCTCCGGTTTCACAACTGACCATATAATTAAGATTGAAAATACTGTCTTCTTTTACTTTTTCTTTATAAATTCTTATTTTACCCGGAACAAAAAGTACTTTATCTATATCGCTATCACTAAACCATTTTATTGCGCTATCAAAACTTCTAGATTCAGTATAGTATAAAAAATTAAATCCACTGACTATTTCCCCTTCATTTTTATCATTAATAATAAAGTATTGTGTGCATTTTGAGCGGTCTTCTAGCATATTAGCAAAAACCGCTTCATACACTTGTCCAAAAGTTATTGTGTTTGGTCCTCCATCTCTACTGCATACTATTTTGCATCTATCGATACCCATTATTTATTCGCCTCATCTTTCGCCTTCTTCTTTTCTAGCCAATCAATTACTTCTTCTAATTTATCTAGTGGGTGAGAGTAGGGGTTTACTCCACGCACACAAATAACTCCCAACTTGCCCCATCTCTCTAATAGCTCTGCTCTTTTATCTTTCACTATCATCATCCTTTCTGTGTACATTTTTCAATTTACATATTCCAGTTAAATGCTCTTTTGCTACAGGAAGTAAGTCCATTAGTTTAATGTTATTGTAAATACTTTGTTGTGATTGAAATAATAATTCATAAAATTCTTTTGATATTAATGTGACAGAATCCTTAGCTACAGCATCGCAATTTCCCTGTTTAACATAGTAACATTCATTATCTAGGTCTTGCAGTATATAAATAGATCCTATTAAGAATGGATTGTTTTCGTCTACCCAAATCGCATATAACAGTTTATTATCTTTCTTTACGTATACTAGACTCATTTCTTCATCATCTAATTCTATTTCTGGGTGTTTCTCCAGTATACTTATAATCTTTGCTCTTGATTCATTCTTGTATTGCCTTACCATTGAATTTATAATTCTTTTATTTTTGCAAATCATTGCAGATTCAAATTTATCAGAATAATCACCTGGAACTGGAATAGAAAAGCCTACTGAATACTCATCTCCACTGAACTTTTTAGTGATGAACTCATCGGCAACTTTAATATATCCTACAAGTGAAGATATTTCACTTACTGCTCTTTCGGTTTCTCTTTGATTTTTAATTTTTGGCATAATTAATTCCTCCTACCATGCTTTTAATACTCTCATATGACTAAATTCATTACATGTAAGCTCTATTTCTCTTTTACTGTTAGTGAATGGTGCATACTTATTGTTTCCTCTTTCCCATTGTTTGAAACATTTATTTTTAGTGCTATCAGTAATATCTCTGTTTTCTTTCTTTTCTGCTTTATAATTACCGCATATTTCACATTGATTTGGCATTGGTTGTCTTCTTGTTTTTGTTGAATTAATTATTGTCCTTACCATCTTCTATCTCCTCTTCTCTTGTTTCTGCTTCACATTCAGATACACTTACTAGATTTTCTTTTAGAAAGTCTACTTCTTCTTGGGTTTTACATTGGCTATACAATTCATTTATAAATAATGCTAAGCTATTCGTATCTAATTTTAATTTTCCATTTTCGCCTCTATCTAACATCTTCCTTACTCTCCTTTATTATATAGAATTCACATGGCTTATCCTTTTTTAATTCGCCCTCAAGTCTTCTCCAACCATCATCTCTATTGCAACAAGCTCCCCATGCAAATATTCCCATTTGATAAGTGCCTTTCCTACCGCATGTAGTACATTGACTCCTTTTCCTCATTGTGCCTTTGCAACCTTTGTTCTTGACACTAATTGAATTGGATGTTGATTTCACTACAGTCTTATCTGGACTTGTATTCAGTGAAGATGCGAGCGCCCATTTTACACTATCCATAATTATTCCTTGCCCTCCCATGTTTTTCCAAGCTTTTTATCTTTCCATTCAGTATTTCTCTTAGTTTCACTCTTTGGTTGGATCAAATCGTTGAACCAATGCTCTTGATTTCTATCTCTCACTGCTTGCGTTGCTGCGTAGAAGAATCTATTCCATAATTTATTAGGATTAAATAACATCCATAATTCTAAATCCAAATTCTTAATTGCGAACTCAATGTGCTTTGTCATCCACTGTGCTTTGACTCCACTAATTATAAGTTTCTTCTCTTCCTTATTAAACCATACATCTGAACATTCAAATATCTTTTCTATGTCTGGTTCAGGTTCACCTCTATGAACTGTAACTCTGTGGCCAGCTAACTTCTTTATCGCACCAATACAAATATCCTCTGCAAAATTATCATCTAATTCCTTGTTCTTAAAGGTATATGTGATTGTAAAAGTTTTTTCAGGCTCTTCTTCATTGTAATCTACAATAATTAAATCTTCCTTTACTTCTTTTGTTCCAAACCAACCTTCCATAGGAACAAAATCATCATGGATTATACCTATCTTTCTTCCATATTCTATAATTTTCTTACTATCTTCCTCATTTTTAACATTAATTGGTCTGCCGCAAACAACATTGAATGCTTTGCAATAAGTTAAGTAGTGACCGCGTAGCTGAACTTCACCCTTTTCATTTATTTTGATATTATCATCTTTTAGTTCACCACTCTCAATCATTTCCTTTACTTCATCAAAAGAGTAGTGTCTTTTGCCCTCACTACCAAAATTAACTAACCCTACTTTTACTTGTTCTTCATCTTGATTTCCAAAACTATCTGTTTCTACATGAAGGTAATCATGTAGAAATATTCCATCTTTCATTGCCATTTTATTATTCCTCGCTTTCTAAATTATTTATCATTCCTTTTATTATAGGTTTTTCTTAAATTTATAAGAAATAGTGTTCTGAAGAAATTTACTACATGGTTTCCTTTAACTGTTTCTATCGGCCATCCGTATTTATCTCTTAATTTCATCTTAATTTTCCTCCTCCTATTTATTGAGCTATACAGATACTACAAGCGCATCCAAAGCACTCCATTTCTTTTCCTTTAGCACTTAACTCTGCACATTTTTGGCTATCTTTTTTCATTGAATTGGTTAATTTTTTAACTGCATACCCATTATCCCTTAGTAATTTTACTGCATTATCAATTTCTTTACTCATCTTGCTGCCTCCTCCAAATTATTAGGATCTATATAAATGATCTTCTTACCTTTTTTTCTTGCATATTTAATGCAGTTCCAAGTGCCACTTTTACTTTTCTCGTCACCATTCCATACAGCGATAACAATGTCAGCGTTATCTACCATGTATCTATTTCTCTTATCCATTTTGCCTGGATGGTAAATATCTTTATCGATTCCTTTTACTTCATACCCCTCTACATAATCTACTGCGGTAACTTCATCTGCTAGTTTGAGTTGTTCTAGATAATATTCTTGTTGTTTTGGTGTCCATTTTATATACTGCTGACCAAATGGTATTGCTATTTCAATAGTTAGTGGCCACTTTATTTCATGGCACGCGTCGAAAGCCATTTGGTCAGTACCAAGCGCTCCACCAACGATTACAGTGCATACGTTGTATTGATCTTTAATTATTTCAAGCACCGTATTTTTTATTTTTTCTTTTATTCTTAGATTTTTATCAGAATCTCTATTGTACCCTCCAAGTTTATCTGGACGATGGCCTGTAAAACATATCTTCATATTATTTCCTACCTCTCTATCTCATATAATTTAATGAAACGTGTTAGTGACTCAGGAAGTGGAACAAAATCAGGACCACTCCATACTCCCATAACTGTTTTGTAAAGTTTGCTTATATCTAAATGATTTTCTTTCTCATATGACTTAATCTTATTTAATATTATTTTAGCTACTGCACCGGAATATCCTAAATTAGGAAGATGCCAAAAGTGTCCAATCTTTAATTGCATAATAAGCCACTTATTAAAAGCTAAAGTTCTATTATGAACTTGATACTGATATTTCATTGGAACTATTGAATCTATTCCTTGTGGAAAGAAACTTATATCAGTACAACCTCCACATTGTATTGATACTGCAAACATATTATTTATCTTATCTATAGTTTTGTTAGCATCTTCCCATCCAGGATATAATTCTTCGCTACTCTTTAACTCCATCTTCATCACCTGTCTTTTCATAATATTCTACTGAAGATATATCCCTAGCATTGATAGCAACTCTATTGAGTTTACAATGGACATTATAATCCATTTGATCTGTATATAATTCATAATATTTAAATCCATCACCATTCAGTGATGCAATAAAAACTAATGGTGATGTATCAGATGCAATAGCATATCTTTTCCCATTAGTTAAAGTTACTATCAAGGCTATTTTTTTAGCAGCTTCACTCATCGTTCTCACTCTCCTTGCCAATCAGTTTATTGTCGCAAGCCAATCCTCTTTTAGTAAAAATACATTTCTTCTCACACTGTGAAGTACAGAAATCACAGCAGTTGATGCAACCCTCTTCATTATTTATTGATATTTTACATTGAACCATTACTGTCACCTTCAATCTCTTTTATACTTAACCTATTTCCGTCTAAGGTTACTATTATTTTATCTGTTTCTTTTAATTTACTTGCATTGAGTAAAAAACAAAGACTGAAAGTTTCTAGCGATAAATGACATAGATAACTGGTTTTTTCTCCTTTATCGATAAAGACATCTTCTTTCTTTTGATTTTCATTTTCTTTGATATAATCCCATAAAACTTCCTTTGTATAAGGAACACCTGTTTTAATTGGTAAAATATCAGCATCTGATCTTTTTATTAATTCTGTTGATTTCATTAATTTGCCTCCTTAATACAGTGCACATCTAGGGTTTGGAAAAGTTCCTTTCTTATGAGTTGCATACATCTTTTTAATAATCTCTTTTTGATTTTCAGTGAATCCCCACTCACTAAGTTCTTCATCGGATATACTTCCAAATTCTTCATTATTAATTCCATTTTTAATTATTCCAAATACTTTATTCTCAACATCTTCTTTATATGGCTCATCAAGTCCATTCCATATTTCTCCGATTTCGTAGTTTGAAGTGACTTCACCTACCACTTCCTTAACTATTTCATTCATTTTATCATCACTTATTCTCACTATTTTCGCCCTCCCATTTGATTTTATTTTTTCCTATCAATTCATCAGCTTTTCTTATAGCTGCTATTGCTTTGTCTTTAAATCCAACGGAACTGTAATCAATTTTTATATAATAATTTAGCCATGTCATAAAACCTATTCGACCTTCCATCTTTTTGTTGTATAATCTTTCCAATTCAAATACATGATCATTAAACTCATCACTCAAATCAATTACAGCAAGAAGATTATTAATACTTACTAAATCTTCTATCATTCGTGGCTCATTTCTGTCTTCTATTCCGATTACTGTATCATCCTTAATTAATTGAGAATCTGTTATAATAAAAGCTGTTTGTTTTAAATTCAAAGCAGTAGTGATTGATTCCACTACTGCTGAATTTATCATTGATGATTGATTCATGTTGAATCCTTTGTTTATAAGCTCTACACTTTCTGGATTCATTACTTTAAAATCTATAGAATATTTATATTGACTCATGATTTTCTCCCTCCCATTTGATTTCATAACTTATTTCTGTTGGTATTATTATTTTCTCCTCATGCTTCGCACATACAGACAAATTAAAGGTTTCACCATCATGGAGCCTTAAATCTAAACTTGAATTAGTACAAACAAAAGGAATAGTTTTGATTGCTTCGTTCTCGCAACCCTCGACACAACATTTTATACAAATCCCTCCAATCATAAAACAAAATATTAAAGAAGAAATAAACTTAGTCTTAAGCTCTTTCTTCTTTAATGTCTTATACTAATTAATCCAAGACTTTGATGAATTTCATTCCTTGCTCTCCTTGCCACTTGCACCTCGCACAAATGCTAGCGTGATAATCAGCAATACTATATAAATGATGATTCCTATTACTACAGTTTTCATGGCTTACACCTCCGTTCTGTTTTATATTGTATCATCTATGTCATGGCTTGCGTGGAAAATATACTAAAATGCAAAATTGAGCGCAATTTATACTCGTCAGTACAAAAACATAGAATACTCTGATAATTTGTACTCATCAGTATAATAAAAAACTATAATGTGGACACTTACAATTTCTGTAAGTGTCCTTGTGGACATGGTGGGCGTGGCTCTCTGAAAGGAAATAATTGCTTTGGAAAAATAAGGGTGTCCTCAAGTGTCCAGTAAGTGTCCACCAGTAATGATAATATTTGGTAAATCATTTTTGGGGAAACCCTTATGGACACTTACTTATAGGTTATATATATATAATATAATATAATAATATATATATATTAGGACACTTTAAGATAAACTATATAGGGGTAATTTTTTAATTCACTCCTTTTCCTTTAAATTCTCTCTTATTTTAAGATTTTTTTAAAGAATTTTTACATAAAGGGGGATACCCTTAGCTAAAAAGTGTCCAAATTCATCATTTTTAGTGAGAATCCTTTTTGGGACAAGAAAAAAGCTTGGACACTTTGTGGACACCCATTTATTTCCATCTGTCCACTTTTTATTTTTCTTTTCCTGGACTAGAAATTTCTCAATTATATGAAAAGTCCAAAATGGACACTTTGATTTTAAAAGTGTCCATTGTCAATTAGAAATGATTATCAATTAGTTGATGATTTTGAACCTAAAATGAAAAATTGGAGGGCAATTGCCCTCCAATCGGTATTCAAATGAATTTTATTGTACGACAGTCAATCCAAACCATGAATTATCATCATCAACTACTGTGCAATAGCCAAATTGTAGCATAATAGCATCGAAAGTTTCTAATTCAGGAAGATAGTACATATGATTTCTAGATGTTTTATAATATTCATACAAACCTTCACAAGAAACACTGAACAATCCTTCTTTAGTAGAATTACGTAGAAAATCACGTACATCTTTAATTACTAGTTCAATAGGCATAGATTTATTAGCTTTTGCTAGCTGAGAATTAAGTGAAGAATTAGTGAGATTTAATTGTTTATTATATATCTTTAATTCATGAACTTCCTCTATTGATTTATTATAATTTGAATTAAGATTATTAGCTACTTTAGTTTTTCTTACAAGTTCATCAAGTTTTTTCTCATATGCACTTTCAAACTCATTAGCTACCTTAGTTTTTCTATCAAGTTCATGTACTAGATTGGTATTTCTATTAAGTAAACTTCTAACTTCTCTTCCTCTTTCATTAAATTTTCCTAGTAATTCATTATATTTCTTCGACCAATTAGCTTCACTCTCTGTAAGTTCTTCATTCTCTTTTTTTAGATCCTCATTTTCTTTTTGTAGTTCACTTTTAATTACTGGATGCTCTTCAATTATAGTTATTCCTGATTTAACTAAAGTTTTTTCAAGCCTACCTCCATCAGAGTAAACCACTTTTCTTGCTGACTCATCCTTTGTTTTTGATAACATAGCTTTTCTCACCAATCCTTCGATACGTTTTGTCTTCATATTTAATTCCTCCCGAAAGTAATTTCGAAAATGATATATCATTTTCTTTAATATCTTATACAAGATTTAATAGATAATATATAATAACTTGTAACAAACCTCTTTTTAATCTAAAATAAAGATAGAAATTAAAGGAGGTAGAAAAGATTATGAAAAGAGCAATTAACGTGAGTGAAGCTATGATGGCTTCATTAGCACTAACTTCTGATTATGAAACAGTAGATCACGAAAAGATAGATAAGGTAGCCAGTTCAGTTCAAAATACTTGTTTAGAAAAGATAGCTGGAATCTATATTGATAACCCTACTCAAGAAAATATAGAAGACTTTATTAGAAAATACATGTATAATGAACTTACTTTCTTTCCAAGAGTTCTGGAAGTGGGTGTATCCTTTATACCCTCTAGTTTTGACAAGGTGCGAAAAAACCTCGTAGAAGATGGCACAGGTGCCGTACAAGTCAAGGTTAGAAGCAAAATAGTGGAACTTCCCTTTATGATTCATGGAGGTGATTTAGAGCCTTTTGATGTCATTCAAATGGACAACCAAAGAGTTCCATATTCTAGGGAAAATCTGCAAAAAATTATAATCAACCTAGACAGACAGCTTGAGAAAGAACAGTCAGGCGAAAGCGATGGCTCACCATACCAAGGATTGGCAGATTATACCAATCCATCAACAGCACCCGGATTCATGGGAGATGTGCTGTCTATTAGAGATTCTCAAAGTTACACTCCAGGGTCAGGCAGATACGTCACTGCGTCATCAGAGTTCACAGAACTAGAGAAGACTGCTAGTAACTACAGTGAAAAGAATATCCAAGATTTAACAACTGACCAAATGATAAGTGTTCTCAATAAAGATGGAGATTTATCATTCGATACTCATTCTCAATTGAAGTCAGCAAGCGAAACCTTGGACGATTTAATTAAAGAAGCAGAGTTCCATGAACAATGCCAAGCAAAAAATAAAGCTGAAAAGAAATCTTCAACTCATGAGTTTTATGAAAATCTAAAGAAAGATTTAGCTGATGGTACAGATAAGACTGCATCAGAAAATATGTTAGGTGAAATAGAATTTATTGGTAACTCTAATCCTACACCAGCTGGATTATTAGAAAAATCTGCTGATGAATATGATGCTATGGGACTTGGTTGGAGTTCTCATAGAAAAGATTTAGCTGATGGATTCGATAAGGCACTTCAAGATGTTGAAAGAGAAAAGTCAACAGTACCAGCACCAATGGATGGGGAAGATGCAGTCAAAACAATACTAAGAGAATCCGGAATGAAACTTGATAATGGAAATATAGATAAAGAAGCTAGTGATCACATGAAGCGTTTCGTTGAGGATGGTAAAAATAACTTCAAGGCAATATTTGGTAATTTCACAAAGAAACCACACTCTAACGAAGGCTTAGAAGAATTAGGCTCTCTTAGAAATCAATTCAAGAAACATGCAGGTGAAACTTTCGTCGTTACTGATTTAAATGCAATCATGGAAAAAGTTGCCAGTTTAAAACCTATGACAGAAGAAGAAATGAATACTATTGCATTTGTTTTAAATAAAAGAGCAGCCATGAATACTAGAGATGAACTTGAAAAATTAGCAGCTGATGAAGAAAAGCAAACACCTACTAGAAAAGACCTGGACAATGCTGAAAAAATGGTCAAGTTTAAATTTGAAGATGCAAGACATTTCGATCATGGAACATTTATTGTATTCCCTGAAATAAAAGATGGTCAAGTTTCTATGACACCAGGAATAGTTTTATCTAACCTTGATACATCATTCATGAGTGGAAAAACTGCTGGGTTTAAGTTTGTATGTGCGAACGATGGAAGAATTAAAATCTTAGAAAAAGATGCATTCTTATGTAAGAAAGTAGATTCAGCTTTCAAACTTGTAACTACAGAACTTAGGGCTCTACAAAATAATGATAACTTCTTTGCACTTAATGGCGATAAGGTTACAATCCCATTAAACATTGGATTTATAGGTAATTTATCTTATGGAAATTCAATAGGAGAAAATAAGATAAGTACTGTTGGTTATTACTATAACTGTAAGCCAATCAATTCAGGATATACAAACAGTTTATTTAGTGGAAAGACTGTGAACTCAGACAGCACAGATATCTATACTCTAGATGAACACAAGTTTGAACAAGTATCACATGAAGATTTCTTAACTGCGAAAGCAAAGGAATCAGGGTTATCGGAAGATATCATCAATTCACTAATGAGTTATTCAGGTAGAACTCAAAAAGAAGTAGTTGTTGCAGATCCTCATTCAAAAGTAATTAAAATTGCTGGAATTATAACAACTAACTTTAAGGACCAAAATGAGTTTGATACAAAGAATCAATTACATGATGCAGGTTATGATGTAGAAAAGGTTGCCTTTGCTCTTAACACTGTAGTTGTTGAATGTGTTGATAGAAGAGTAGGCATATACAACGTCTTTGTTGATTATAAGGATACTAATCAAAGATTCTTTAATCTAAGAAATCAAAACTTCAATAGAATTAAAGAGGGTAAAGTTCGTGCTGTTCTTAGAATACTTAGATTCCAAGGAAATAAGCTAAATGAAATTATATACAAAGCTAAGAATGAACCAAGAGCTAGTTACCCAATACCAGCTGAATGTACTGCACAAGATATTCAAAAACTTCAAGGTGGAGCAATGACAAATGTATCTACTCGAGCAGTTAAGAATATTGTTCAAAAATATGTAAACCCACTAGATATTGCTAAGACATTGGCTTCGACAGTTATGGGAGCTATGATTACCAAATCTGTTGTTAATATGGCTACACCAGGTGGTGCTGTATTTAAGGCTGGAAATATTCTAGGTAAATTAGCTAATGAAACTGCAGAGTTATCACCTAAGTTTGAAAAGTATGCTCAAACACATGAGTCAGAAGAATACTTAGATGTAGCTAGAATATTAGGTATCGGATATAATTTATCTGAAAAGCTTGCAACTATAATTGAGGATAACAATAATTTATATCCAAACATCAAAGAAGTTGTATCTGATATAAGCCTTGCAAGACCAGTATTAGAAAAGATAGCTTATGATTTAACTGCACTCAAGGTTAATGGAACTTATCACAATATCGATACAGGTGTTGATAAGAATGATATTAATCGTGCTGTAGCAACTATCGATAACATCTATAAGATAGCTAAATGCTTAGATGAATCTATTGATAAAGATAAGTTAGACTTTAGCAAGAAATCAGATAAAGATAAAGAAGAAAAAGAAGCAGGGACAGATACAATGTTCGGAGCAACTACTGATGCAGCTTCTAAAGCAGTTAAAAATGTGAATGGAGCAGCAGGCACATTATCTACAATACCTCAACCAAACGTAAACAATGGCGGTGCAATGTAAATATAAAAGAAAAAAAGATATTGAGGGCGAAAGCCCTCCTTTTTTATATTGCTTTATATTTTTGTTTCATTCTGTCTATTGATTTTGTAATTTCATCTTCTACTATTTTCTGCTCTTCAATTGTTAGTATCCTGCTATCATTTTTTGCTATGCTCTTAATATAACTTCTTACTATTTCATTTTTACATTGATCTAATGCATCTACTCCTACTTCTTTAACTATAATTTCAGTTACTCTATCTATTGATTCTTCTGTTGACCTATCTAATTCTTCTGTTGCCTTATCCAATTCCATTCGCTCTTTATTTGCTTTTGTATTTGATATTAATAATGCTGTTGCTACTATTCCTCCTAATACTGTTACCCCTGCTACTACTGCTAATATTATCTTATCTTTCATATTTATCACTCTCTTTCTTTTTATTTATTACGTATTCTTTAATTTCTTATACCACAAGATAGCAAAGATTTTGAGGGCTTTCGCCCTCCTTTTTTATTTTGCTTCTAATTTTGTTTTTTCTTTAAATAATTCATCTCTTTCATCCATTAATCCATTTACTGCTAATTCTCTACTTTCTTCATCTTTTTCACTTCTGAACGGTCTTTCTGTTATCACTTTAACTTTACTATCTATTCTACTAATCTCTGCATTTATTTGTTCTAATCTACTCATATCTATCACTCTCTTTCTTTTATTCTTTAATGTCTTATACTATAAATAAGCGAAGATTTTGAGGGCTTTCGCCCTCTTTTTATTTATTTTCATAATCTTTAATTTTTCCTCTTAATTTATCTACATCACCTCTTACATCTTGTATTGTTACTATTGTTCCTGCTACGAACCCAACTATTGCTGATATTCCTATTGCTAATATTATATCTTTTTTCATATTATTCTACCTCGCCTTCAATTTCATTATTGTTTGTATCTAATGCTCTCATTACTAATCCTGCTGCTAATCCTATCCCTGCATGTACTGCTAAATATAATACTGCTTTTACACCTTCATTTGTCTTATTTTTTATTATATGTTCACTTACTTTTTGTGCTGTTATCACCGCTACTACTCCTACTACATATCCAATTATCATTTTATCTTTTTTCATATTAATCACTCTCTTTCTTTTATTCTTTAATGTCTTATACAAGAAAATAGCAAAGATTTTGAGGGCTTTCGCCCTCATTCTATTTTTCCTTTATTTCATTAACTGGCATGAATACAGTACGAGTAACTCTAAGTAAATCCTGAAACTTAGAGCATGTACTAATAGCTCTTTCTAGATTTTCCTTAGTCTCATCATTTTTTCTCATCAATATGATTTCATATTTTTTATTTACTATAATTTTCCATATACTATTATTGTTAGTGATATGGGGTTCGCCTGTCACTTCATATTCGTTGATGATTGTATTTCTGTCCCAAGCTTTATTATATTTGTTTGGCTTGGTCTCATCGAACAAAGAATCATCGAAGTAACTAGTTAGTGTGGATTCATCTCTTTTTTTGCCATCTCTATCAAGCCACATCTTATATAATTCACCCATAGTCTTGCACTCAACCAATTCATTCTCTAAATCTCTTTTTGTAATATTGATATTTCTGGAGAAAACAATAGTATATTTTCCGTTGACAGTTACTGTCCAATCTCTGCGATTCTCTGAAATAACTTCTGAACGTTCAATCCAGTGCCTATTAATAAAAGTATCTTTTTCCCAAATTATTTTGACATCATCGTTCTTATTTTTCATGTAATCGCAACAAGTTCGAGGATATCGATTCAGGAGCTGATTCATTTCAATCTGAATATCTTTACTAAATTGGAATGGCATATCAAAGTAATCAACATCAGGTACTCTATGCTTGTCTGGACACATGAATCTTTGAAGTCTCTCTAACTCCTCTTTTCTAAGAATTTCAGGAATCATAGATTCGGACACTTGTTTAGCTGTCCATTGCTCTATGGTTTCATCTTGTTTATTTTGCATGTCAGAAATTCTAGGTCTATCTGACATACCTACTCGTTTCAAAAATTGCTGAAATTCATCATCATGCATACGATCCAATGGGTTAGACGTTAAAAATCCTTGCCTAAATTTACGAGGTAATCCAAGTTTTACTTGATACGCTGAATTATCCGATGGATTGGGATCATGAAAAAACCCAGTTACAACTTTAACTTCATCGTCATTACCTAATGAGTCTTTCCATCCTTCAGTATAATCAATAAATTCCAATGGCTTGGTAATACTGAAATTCTCTAAGTTTATCCTCTTGATCTTGCTAGTATAATTGGTTAATGTATCTAAAGTATCTCTTGCTCCTTGAACAGCTAATAACGTTTGAAGTGTATATAAAACATCTCTATCATTACCATCAAGAGTAACTACATATTGGCTTTCTTTCTTCTTTTTCTTTATCTCCTTAGTTCTCATATCTTTAATTCCTGGTATTAAATTATTCTTGCCACCCTCTGATAGCTTGTCATATTCTTGTTTGCTTAATATTATTTGCATAACATATCTCTCCTTATTTGCTTTTTATCATACTTATCTTTACCTATAGATTTTCTTAATCTATATTGTCTGTCCTTGCGAGATTCCTCCCAAAATAACTTTATTTTGCGAGTACTTTCATCTGGAACACCTGCTATTAACCCCAATCTCTTATTTTTAATTGAATGATTTAAATACTTAATGGAATACCTAAACATAACTATCTCTCCTCCTTATGATTCTTCGAATCCAAGATCTATTAAATATTTACGGAACTGTTCAGGACTTGTTTTCTCATTATCATGTTGACTTAGTAAACCTATTAAGTCATAACACTTAGATAATGCTTTCCATGCATCGTTAAACACAGTCATTTTAGGTATTACTTGGGCATCAGATAACACCCATTGTACTGTAATTTCTCCAATGAGATTAGTTTTCTCATCATAAAGCATAATGGTTATCTCATCTTCATAATCATTTTCTTCTATTGCCATTCTTCCTGAATATGTTGCTGAATCTTGAGAAAATTTTCTAATTACTTTTTCTCCCATAACTATCCCCCTCTTTACTTGTACTTATTTCATTTTCTTCTTCCAAGAACTCTACAAATAATTCTATAAAATCTGAATCACAAAAAGTCATTAAATCATGAACTATTTTGTCTGCTCCTATTTGCCCCTTAGCATCGTTTAATCTATTAACTAATCCGATATTATTCATAACACTTCTCCCTCTTATCTATTATTTTTGAATAGGCGAAAAGGAGTATTTAAAACATAAAATACTCCTTTAACTGCATATGCAATGAACACTACAAAATATACAAACAGTAATCTCAAGATAAACATATACTATTCAGCTCCTTTATCTTTACTCATTCTTCCTAATATTTGGTTTTGTAGTTCAGCAACATACATATCTGCGCTGGAACTATCTTTAGTGATAACTTCACACCCATTTACTTTAGCTACTAATCTTAATCTGAACCAATACTCTAATAACTCTTCATCAGAAAATTCATCGAATGGCTTATTTCTCCATACAGGCACTACAAACCCAATCTTTAGTTTGTGTTTTAATTTCCCATATTCAGTTCTTAATGTTGATAAAGCTTGAGTATTCATATCACTCCATGACTTTCCACACCTATCTAATTGAACAATTAATTTGTGATCACTTTCTAAACAATAATCCCACATCTCTTGCATTTCTTCCTCGGTAGTGTTGTTATCTTTTAAAAACTTTTTCATTTCAGAATATTCCATATCAATTACTTCCTTTCAAATTTAAAATATAAGTAAAAAGAACAGGTGACTTTACGCCACTTTGTTCTTTTTACTCTTCTATTGTTTCTACTTTTTCTTCTTCTAATTCTTCATTAAAATCTTCATCATCATCTTTTGCTACTGCTGTTATTATCACTGCTAGTCCCATTGTTATTGCCATTATTTCTGTTGCTACTACTGCTGCTTTCTTTCCCATAATCTTTAAACCTTTTTTTATTGGTTGTTCCTTAAAATCTGTTTCATTTAATTCCTTGTCTATGCTTTTATTTGCTATTGCTGCTGTCACTCCTAATCCTAATGTTATCATTACTGCTCCTACTAATCCTTTTTTCATATTATTTTACCTCGCTTTCATTTTTGTTTATGCCTGCTATCTCATTTATCTTTTCTTCATTTGCTTTCATTGCTGCTCCAATACCTATTGTTGTTACCAATAATATTACTGTTGTTGTTGCTATTCCTAAACCTATTGCTGCTCCTGCCACTATTCCATCTGTTATTTTCATAATTATCACTCTCTTTCTTTTATTCTTTAATGTCTTATACTAAGAAAAAAGAACTAATAAAAATAAGGCTCTCGCTTTATTCTTACTTTAATTTCAATCCAAATTTCTTTAATTGTTCTTCTATTTTACTTACTCTATATTCAGTTAACCTTTTTACTTTCAATAATTCTTCTCTTGTATATTTAATTAAATCTTTTACGTTAAATACTTTTATGTTAAGTAATCCCATATATATTGCTCCTGGTAAATCTAGTTCTTCTATTCTAGCCTTTTCTAAGTCTATATGTTTTATTTTCTTACTATCTTCTATTTCTTGTTGCTTATTCTTCTCAATTCTCTTTATTAATTTAATTTCTCTATCTAAAGCTCTAATTGCTCTTTCTTCTCCTAATTCGTTTATTAATGTTAATATTTGTTCATTCATTTTTATCACTCTCTTTCTTATTTTTCTTTAATGTCTTATACTAAGAATAGATCAAAAAATAAGGAGGAATCAATATGGGAAAACTTAACGCCTATAAGAACTTAATCAATGGAAAATCATTAAAAGAGGCAGAGGGGCTTTTTGAAGCTACAAGTAAAAATCATGCTTATTTACAAGGTAGGCATATGACTGGAGATTTAAAAAGTTCAGCTATAGTTGATAGAGCTACAGAACAAAGAATGAATGCAGAGAAAGCTATGAAAGCTACGAAGTCAGCAACAAACAAAGCTAGGATTGGGACAGGAGCAGGTGTTGGAGCATTAACTGCTGGAGGTGCATATGCTTCTAATCAAAAGACAGCTAGTGATATAGTTGATGAAGCTTTTGAAAAGATGTAAAAAGATTTTGAGGGCTTTCGCCCTCCTTTTTATTTATCCCCTTCATTATTTTTAATGTTCTTTGTTTCTTCTATACTATCTTTTAATTCCTTTATTTCATTATTCCTTTCTAATATTATTTTCATTGAATCATCTAATTCATCTTCTAATTTTTTAACTTCCTTCTCTAAACTACCTATTGTACTATGCTTTAATTCTAAATCTTCTTCTAATTCATGATTTATATCTCTGAAATCTTCTTCTAGTTGTTTTATTTTTTCATTTCTGTTTCTTATTACTTTTTCCTTTCTAGTTATTGTTTCACTTAATTCCTTTACTGATATATCTTTATCACTTAATTTCTCTTTTAATTCATTTTCTATTTTGATTACAATTTCTCTCCATTCTTCATTATTTTTATTTAATCTGTTCATCATTATAATTCCTGTTGTTATTGTTCCTGCTACTGCTGTTACTCCCATTCCTATTACTATCATTATTTCTTTTTTCATGTTTACCACACTCTCTTCCTCATTTTTATTTAATATCTTATACTATAAAGAAATATGTTTTTGTAACTCATCTACATTGGCCATTAAAGAACCGTCGAAATATAATGCACCTTTCTTCGCTAATAACATTAGCTTATTAAAGACTGGGATTGACATCAAACAATTTTCATAACATTTAAGTTTCTTGTCATAGATACCTAATATTATTACCCCATATTCAATCAGAACATTTTTTAATTCCTCGTCAATATATACCTTACCACAATACATTTTATCTTTTTTCATAATTAATTCCTCCTTACTAGGTACTTAGTCCCAATTAGCACATTTCTTCCAACCGAATCCACAAGATGGTCTATTTTCCTCAATGGCCAATCTTATAGCTTCTCTACTCATATAATTTTCTCTACCTGCGACAGCCATGTTATCATATTCATCTAAGACTTCGCCTGTATCTAAATCTATCTTTGATACAGGGATTCCTTTTGAACTACTACCACCAAACATTTCGCCAAGTTCTTTTCTTGTTGCAAAACCTATATTACTTACATGGTTGTACCAAATATTTTCATTCTTATGATATATACATTTGCCCTCAGGAACTTCTAAGAATGCATGGGCAACTAACTTATGAATCTCTACTTCCTTACCATGTATCTTTACTACTAGCCACTTATTTTTCTTCCTGTATGGCATCAGAAGTCTTGGTCCTTTAGATTTATACAATCTTCTGAATCTACCATAATTACTTATTTGATATTCATTCTCAACATTCTTCCATATTTCATCTTTAGGTTTCTCTTTAAGCATTAATTCATAGAGTTCTTCTTTGGTTGTTTTTTCATCAACAATGTAGCGATGTAGAGCTCCAAGCTTATTACGTCTAGACTTATAGACTGCTAAATCTCCTTTGTTCATTCCTGTTATTCCTGATAATAATTTGTAGCTGGTTGGCGTTTTAACATTGTTCATTGGATCATATAAATATAATTGCATTTCTATTGATGCCCCCTTGTGATAATATTGAATCCAAAATTTAAACTCGCACAAATAATATCTTCTACTTCTTGGTTAGTAACTTGACTAATGTTTTCCTTAATTTCATCTTTCGCTTTAATTTCATTATCAGCATCTATTTTTACTGGTATATTGTGTCCATTTTTCAATTTTATAATTCCTACAAATTTCATATTTAATTCCCCCTACTTAAAAAATGTAGCTCTGCAATTAATTATCTGTAATGTTCTGCTGAATAAATCTCTATTTTTCTTAGCTTCTACTGGTTTGTTGCAGATAAATTTTCTACATACTTTTGGTCTAACATCATGGATATTGCAAGACTTATTCTTATTGTTTCTGAAAGGACATACCATATCTATTGGTGGATATTTTTCTAATGGATTGATATTGGACTGCTCCTTTATATTATTATCTGTGACATACTTTTGGACTCTCTTTATTTCTTCCTTGCTCATTGGTAGTAAATTAGTACAGCAATTACCACAATTTGAGCACTCACCGTCCACTGTAAAATCTGTAATCATATCTTTTGCACTTTCTATTATTGCTTCTTTGAATGATACTCTCTCCATTTTTAATACCTCCATAAAATTAGAGAAGAGCAACGATATCGTTGCTCTTCTGCTTTAATATCTTATACCATAAATTTCGAAAGTTTATTAGCTTTCTTATTTCTTATTTTTATTTTATACTAAGGAGGAAGGGAGTTGATGATGTTGAATTATAAGAAATTAATAGAAAAAATAGCAAGCGCTAAAAAAACCATAGTGTTTGATTTTGACGGAGTGATTCACTCCTATATTAGTGGTTGGAAAGGAACAACCAATATACCTGATAAACCAGTAGAGGGAATAAAAGAAGCTATAGATAAATTAAGGCAAGATTATAAAATCGTTGTTGTATCTACCAGATGTTTCCAAAAAGGTGGGATAGATGCTATTAAAAAATGGCTAGAAAAATATGATATTAAAGTAGATGGGGTGGCAAAAGAAAAACCACCAGCAATAATGTATGTCGATGATAATGCAGTATGCTTTGATGGTAATCCGAAACACTTGATTGAGCAAATAGGTAAATTTAATAATTGGATGAATAAGGAGGCAAATATGAATTATAAAGAACAAATAGAAAAGATAGCTTGTGAAAAATTAGCAGAATCATCATATATGAAAGATTTTGTATCGGGGTTTGACCCAACAGGAGTTAGTACATTTAGAAACTCTCTGCAAAATGAAAAGCATCATAAGATTCATAAAGCTGTAGGAGACGCCAGTGGATTTATTAGTGGAGCAGCAACAGGCGCATTAATGCCAGCAGCAATGACAGGGGCAGCAGCACTTGCAGTAAGAAAGAAAATGCCAGGGTTATCACATAATCTTATGAATATGGCAAAAGGAAGTATGGATTCCTTTAATCCAAAAAGAGTAATGAAATACACTAAATCACTAGGTAAGCTATCCGAATTCCAAGGACTTGGTGGCGATTTAATGAGGGAATCTAATAAAACAATGGGTGGCGTAGATAAAGCCGAACAACTATTTAATGCAGCTAAAAAGGGCAAGAGGTTATCAAAGAAAGAACAGGAAGAAGCATTAAATCACATGAAAGGTATGGCTGATTCAGGTAAAAGAGTTAGAGATATAAATTCTAAATTGCAAGATGTAGGTGAGGACCTTTCTAAAAACTATTACGGTGGAAAGAAAGTATCAGAAGGTGGAGAAAGAGCGCTTACCGCATTAACTACTCTAGGAACAGGAGTAGCTGGGGGAGCATTGAATGCATCATCTTCTCATATGCAATATAATACAGGAATGAAAACAAAATCAATGCTTGATGAACAAAAAAAGAAAAGGTAAAAATAGAGGTGGCTAAGCCACCTCTATTTTTACAACCCTACATTTCTCTTGCTTCTATCTAATAATCTCTGAAACTTATCATCATATGCTGTTCTTTGAGATTCACTTATTGGCTCTATCTTCTGTACTTTATTTATTAATTTTACATCTTCTCTCTCTGATACTATTCCTGCTGTTACTCCTAACCCTGTTATCATACCTACAATTATTCTCATACCATTACCCCCATCTAGATTTCTTTTATTATATTGATTCCTGCGCCTCTATGCTTAAATCTCTCAATGCACATTGCATACATTTATGCCCTATTCCTTCTAAAGCTTTCATCAATATCCGTAGATTGAACGCCTCATTTGTGGTATCAAATTCCATTAATTTTCCACATTCTTTACATTTACAGCTAACATTGCAATCCATTTATTCCTCCTAATCTTCAATCTCAAAAATACAATCTTGAATAGACTTAAATTCTGACTTGATATCTTGACACCATTCTTTAATGTCATTACCTCTGAAACTATCAATCATATCTACCCACCATTCAGCCAAAGTAAACAGTATTGCCACTACTAATGAGTAAGGTATATTAATAGGTATCCATAATATCATACCTATTACCTTTAAAAAGGTTTTAATTTTGTATTTAAATCTTTTCTTATATATAAATGTGTTCGAATCTATAGCAACCAAAGTTAAGAATTTACTTCGTGTTTCGAACGTACTTCTTTTTATTCTTATAATTTCTTTCATCTGTTTCCTCCTAATAATTTCTTAATTCCCATATTATCAAATGTTCCCTATTTATTCCAACTGGTATCTCAAATAGGGAAAACTCTACCACCATTCCAATTAATTCTTTACTGGCTATATAATCTATAACTTTTGATAGACCATATATCGATGGTTCTTTTCGCTCTCTCAAATCATGATTATAAATATGATAGACTGGCTCTTGCATCGCCAGTCTATTGGACATATTCTTTATATCACTAAGCGATGCCCTCATAACAAAATCCTTATCTATTTCTATATCTCCTTGCAGCACTAATCTATCGTCTGCCAACGCTAGGCTTTCATAAACTGCAAACTTGGTGTAATTCTTACTTGCTTCTAGAATTTCTTCTCTAGTAAGCTTATATAGGAATTTACCGGATGATACTGATTTATCTCTTATATTGTAATATTCAAAAACATTATCATCTAAGAACTTTTCAAGGTCTTCTGTCTTTGAATCTTTTGTAAATATTCCCTCTAGCATTCTATTTAATCCAAGTCTTTTTATTTCATAATCACTCTCATATTTATTTCTAATCATTACTTACTTTCCTTTCTGTATCATTCTTTAGATAGTTCACATAAGCCATACCTTTCATTGCTTTCATTAATTCTTGAAGTTCTTCGATTAGTTCTGGTATCTCTGATTCATCTATAATTATACTAGAACCATTAATTTTTGCTGCTATCAATTCACCTGTAATATCATATTCACCAATATTACCTCGGAGAATAGATCTTAATTTTGATCTATTCTCCAGAATCTTTTGTCTAGGAACATCGCCATCATGGTCTTTCGCGTATTCATCCCATGTTTTAGGTTTATAGTCTCTCATAACAATATTGTCCTTTGATAGCGCAGGATTTCTATTTATTGTTTTTGAAAGCTTTATATTATCACTAACAATCTCTTTAGAAATCCTATTATCAAGAATAGGATTCTCAACTACATTATTTTCTTCAGGTTTTTTATTATTATCCATCTTATCAATTTCTTCAGGTTTTTTATTATTATCCATCTTATCAATTTCTTCTCTGATTTTCATTCTATTGATATAATTACCTATGGTTGCGTGAGCCAATCCGTATTTATCAGCTATTTTTTTAGCTGATGACCAACTGGTTCCGACAGCCATGCATTCCTTGAGTAATTGCTCTCTTGTTATTTTTGCATCTTCTTTTCTCACTTTAATATCCTCCCCCTCATCTTTCATTTCTTTCTCTTTGATTTTTACCATTTCCTCCTTTATTTTAAACTTAGAAATATAATTACCGACAGTTAATCGGTTCGAGAATCCATAAGTATCAGCAATTATTTGTTGTGCTGTTTTGCTAGTGCCAAGAACTAAGCAATCTTTGAGTAATTGTTCTCTTGTTATTTTTAATTCGTGAGGCATATCATCATTCTCCATTCTACCCTTTATTGTTTTTAATGTTCTGCTATATATTCTTGATACGTAAGATTGGGACAAGCCTAACTTCTCCGATAATTGAAGCTGTGTCTTTTCATTAAAAGCAATCTCTGTCACTATCTCTTTATCTCTATCTGTTAGATTCTCTATTACTTCTTGTAATTCAATACATTGATATTTTTGAACAACATCATCTTCTATATTGATACTGTCAGGAATAAAAGATTGTAACTCTTCCTCACTATCATCTTTTCCAAGTATTGTTCTATTAAGGCTATCACAAAAATAATTCTCTTTATTTTTTCTATTGTACATGAGAATTTCATTTTGCACTATTCTTGCTGCATATGTTAGGAATAATATATCCTTACTTACGTCATATTTATTATAAGCTTTTGTTAATCCTATTGATGCAATTTGGCATAAATCATCAAATTCATATTGTCTGAGCCATGATTGACAGGACTTATAGATGAAGTTTTTAAATTGTTCATAAACTTCATCTATAGACATTTCCCTTATTTCTTCCTTTGAATCTATCTTTAATTTTATAGATTTTCTCTCCATTTCCTCCCCCAATATGTTTTATTTTTCAGGTTCTTCCAAGTGCTTGATGTCAGGAGTATGAGTGTCTTGCTTCTCACATTCTCTTAGCATTTGCAATAATGTTACTTCTCTACGATCTTTAGGTTGAATATAATGACATACTGGTTTCATTTCCATTTCATTGTAATAATATTTACACTTGTTTCCAATATATTTATTTTTTGAAGTTTCCATTTTTATATCAAATTTATCTGCTTTTAATTCATATTTAGTTAGGAGCTCTTTAACTCTTTTATCTTCGATGAAGAAATTCACATCTGTTATTATTGCTATCTCCTTATCAATAGCAAGCCTATCTATTATTTGTTGCCAAACATCTTTAACAATTATATCTAACTCTTTTACAAATTCTTCGTTATTATTTTTCATTATTCTTCACCTCATCAACTTTCTTATAATTTTCAAGTGGACACCAATCGGGAATATAATTATCCTTGAGTTCAAAGTTTTCTTCATCATGAGATAAATCTAAATCAAGGTTATCACAAACTCCAAGATTTCTACGTTTACTTCTAAGTTGCATATATGGGCATTTTTTACATTCATGAATCTGTATCATCTTAGTTGGTTTTTCTTCATCCAATGACAGTGTGAATGTTATGCTATTAGGGCAATAGTGATATATTTGATCATTCTCAACATAATAATAATCATTAGGATTAAAATCAATTAAATTCGATATATCAACTAAATACAATTCCTTATCGCCATAATAAAAATGTATATTAGCAGTATCTTTATCTCCATCAACTTTTGCGCTTATTCCATCATCAAGTCTACCCTGACTAATAATACTTTTTAGAAACGAATTAAGATTTGAACTTATACATGCCAAAGTATCGCTAGTCATCGGCTTATTAACGAATTGATTTGTTATCCCCCGTATTCGGTTACGTATTTCTTTAATAATTTCTTCACTATCTTTTACTATATTCATCATTTTGATGATCCCCCATTCTTTTATTTTGTATATAAAAATAAGATAAGCTATAATTATAGCTTATCTTATTGAATTTTCAATACTTTTCATTTATTTCTCTTATTCTATTATCTGTCCAAGTATCATCAAATTGTCTTGGATAAAATAAAACATGGCTCTCTTTGTTATCTTGCAATAAATTGGACCACTCATTAATAGTCATATCTCTAGTTAAATTAGATAACTTATTAAATGTTAAGTCCTCGTCATGACTAAACGACCACAATATTAATTTATTCTTATCACTGCCATATCCATCTGTTCCCACATTTATATATTTAGTATACCTATCAACAGTTTCTTTGTCTGCCATTATAACTTCACCATAGACAAATAAATCCCTACCTTTTAATCCCGACAGTATCATTGGCCAAAAATTAGACCCATCAAAATCATCAGGCAATTCTATGTGCTTAGCTGCATCGAATCTAAATCCTTTTACTCCACATCCAAGTAAGTCATGAAGATATCTAATCATAATAAATTGAAGTTCCTCATTACTTGTATTTAAATCAGGTAGATTTATTCCCCAATGAGTAACTTGCCACCTATCGTTATAATTTTCTATACCTCTTCGTTCATGAAAAAAATTAGGATTGTTTCTGATTGATGGATCTACATTTTCGTGAGGGATAAATGAATTTAAGCCATCACCTGCATTAGCGACATGATTGAAAACCACATCAACTATAATTCTAATACCGTATTCATTTGCCTTTTCGCAAAGTTCTCTTAAATCATTTTCATTCCCTAAAAAATTACCAATCCTAAAATTGGTAGGTTGGTAATAAATCCACCAGGGACCAATCCACTGTTTCGTTCCTTGAAGCGGACTTACTTGTATAATTGTAAAACCTTGACTAGCTATTTTTCTTAAGTTATCTATAATATCACTTATCCTCCAGTTAAAAGCTTGAAATATTTTTTCTCTCTTCATTCTCACTCTAACTCCTTCATAATATTAGTTCATTTACTAATATTATGAAATAAAGCTTGAAATACTTCAAGTCTTTTATTTAATATCTTATACTAATAAAAAATATTAATGGGGATTTATCCCCATTAATCATAATTCTTCAATCATTAATTCTTTTTTATATTCTATGTAATCTAACTTATCTAATGTCTTTGTACATTTACCATTTCTTGTTAATAATCTAATTTTACTATCAAACCTATTATGTATATCTTCCAATTTATTCATCTTTGTTTCATATTCTTCAAATTCATTTTTATTTATTTCGTATCCCATATTATCTACTCCGTTCTTTTTAATATCTTATACGAGAATATTGTGAGGGATTTTAACCCCTCACCTTAATTTTTTATATTTTCTTTTATTTTTCTTTTTGCTTTTTCTGACATATGATATGCCCCTGCCATCACTAAATTTGCTACTACTATTGCTATTCCTATTTCTATTCCTGCTACTATTCCTCTTTTAATCATCTTAATCATTCTCCTTCTTATTTTTAATATATTTTGTTGCTATACTAACCACTATTAAAACCATTATCGTTGCTATCATCCTTTCCATTATAATCATTCCCTTTTATTTTATTGTTTAATGTCTTATACTATAAATAGATTAAAGATTAAAGAATAAAAAGGAGGATCATATTATGGGTTTCAACGAATACAAAAATTTAATCACAGGAAAGACATTGAAAAAGGCAAAAGGAGCGCTCAATAAAGCAGAGGGAGCATTAGATAAAGCATCAACAAGACTTACTGATCCAGCAAATGGAAGCAAAAATTTATCTAATCAAGGAGCTCACATGCAAAGAATAAGCGATATAGCTGATAAAGCTAAAGCTAAAGCTGACAGTACAAGTTCTGCGACAAAGAACGCAAGGGTGGCTACTGGAGTAGGTGCAGCAAGTCTTGCAGGTGCAACTGGAGCAGGATATGCTGCTGGAAGTAAAAAACAAAAAACGGCTAGCGATATAATCGAAGATCAATTCGAAAAAATTGCAAGAGATAGAGATGATGATACTGAAACTAGAATGTGGAGAGATAGAATTGCTCCAGAATTCGGAAGAGGCTTTAAAACTTTCGGAGCAATGTTACCTGTTGGAATAGCAATGATGGCGCATTCTCATAGTAAAGGAAATATGGGTCAGTTAAGTGCAAAGCAATTAGGAGTATTGGGGATAGGTAGTGCTGGAGCAAATGCAGCATTTAGGGCTCACGATACTAATAAGTTGCATGAAAAATATATCGGAGGAAAAGCAGGCAAGGAAGAGCACTTAAAAACACAATTAGGTGGTGCTGCTAATTATGCTGCTAGTGGATTAAGTCAACATGCTCCTGGTATGGGATTAGTAGGATTAGCAGCAAGTCTTGGAACAACACCAGAAGCTGTAATTCAAAAGAAAAGAAGAAGAGCATTAGCTGAAAAAGAAGCAAGCACTGTAGTTAGTGATACTTTTGAAAAAATCGCTCAAGCTACAATTACACTAAATGAAGAAAGAGAAAGAGGCTTGAAATCGCCAGTACCTAAAGCTGAAATCACAAAAAAAGAAGAAGCTGCAAGAAGTGTAACTTCTCCAATTGCGAAAGCTACTATCACGAAAAAGGAAGAAGAACATCATGGATTAAATCATAAGCTTGGCAAAGCTGAAAGTGTAAGAAAAGAAGAAGCTGAAAAAGGATTAGATCATAAACTTTCTAAAGCTACAATTGTAAAAAATGAAGAAGCTGAAAGAGGTAAGAAAAATAACTTAACTCATGGAGCAGGTGTTATATCTACAAAAAAAGCTTTAGCAAAAACAGCTATGGATATAGTTAATGACATAATTGAAAAGAAATAAAGAGTTGGGCATTGCCCAACTCTTTATTTCTTTATTGAATCTCTATATTTACTTATTTCTTCGCCTTGTGCGATTAAATAGTATTTCTGAAACATCACTCCTTCTATTTTTCTGTATGCTACTATTCCTAGTATTCCTAATCCCAATACTATTGCTACTGTTTTGTTTTTCATTAATTTCACCTCTTTCTATATCTTGTTTAATATCTTATACTATAAATATAAAACATTAGGAGGAGAATATATGAATTATAGAAATCAAATAGAAAAAACAGCAGTAGAATATACAAAAAAACAACTTGCGAAAAAGTGGGGAGTTTCTGTAGATGAAATTTCAAATAAAGATCTCGACTATGCTGAAAAAGAACATAATAAAAAAGTTGCTAAGGGTGGAGCAGGAATTGTTGGTGGAGCAGTCGGAGCAAACGTTATAAATAAGGCAAGGCAAGAAGGAATGCTAGATGGTGTAGTTAGAAGATATCACAATACGAAGAAAGATAATGTTAGTGGAATCAAAGAACATGGAATATTATCAAATAAAGCTATGGACCCTGATAACCTAACTTCTATGGCAGCAGGTATAGGAAAAGAAGAACAAGCAGGTAAAACTTATATGGCGAAAAAGAAAGGTGTAGCTGATGGAATAGGAATGAGAAGAGATCAAATTGATAACGGAAGACTTATGCCAGATCTTTTTGGTGCAAAGAAAACTCAAGAAACACTAAAAGTTAATATTCCTGTTAAGGATTATAAGGGTATGCATAAAGTAGACAATCCAGAATTAATGGGAGCTAAGAATGCTAAAGAATTTCAAAAAATTCTTCAAAAGAAAGTGGATGGCAATATCATGTATATGGGTCAAAAAATTCCTATGAATGTAGCTAGAAGTGGATTTAATCAGTTAGGTCCACAAACAGATGTTATTCAAGGAGATATAGCATCAAAATATGTAAAGGGTGGAAAGGGTTATGAGAAACAAACATTAAAAGGTATTGGTCGGTTCATAAAGGAAAACCCTAAACATTTTGCTAAAGGTCTTGGACATGTAGGATTAGGAGCAATCCCAATAGCTATAGGGGGAAAACTGTTAGCTGATTCTTTCAAAAAGACAAAAAATCCTCATCACAAAGAAGCAAATGAAATCATCGAAGAATGTTTTGAAAAAATTGCAGGAAAATAATTTGTGGGCTTTCGCCCACTTCTTATTTATTAATTTCCTCATGTTCTGTTACATAATTATATGCTTGCTCTAAACTATCATATTCATCTCTAATTTCTCCATCTTTTATAAACGTTATTGATCCATTATCACTCTTTGCTATTTTAATTTCATATTTTTCTGCATGTCTATTTAATTCCTCATTCATTTTATGATCTTCACTTGCCTTTTTAATTACTTGACTTAAATCTCCTAAACCTTCTTGTGTCATTGTTTCATTAATTCCTTTAATTGCTTTCTTTGTTATCATCATTCCTGCTATTGTTCCTACTACTGTTAATCCTCCGATTACTGCTAAACTGTTTACTATAAATTTTTTCATGTTTATCACTCTCTCTTTCTGTTTTTTATTTAATATCTTATACCCTATTTATACTATTTTAAAAAATAGTATTGACAAAGTATTTTTAGAAATGATATATTATTATACATGATGTGGGAACGCGATATAGTCAGAGGAGAGGCTTTGCAATTTCTAGAATTGTATATCTTGATATTTACTGGTTCGAATCCAGTCATTTCTGCATTATAGGGACTATAGCTCAAACGGTAGAGCACAGGCCGTAAGCCTGGTGTTGATGGTTCGATTCCATCTAGCCCCACTATTTTATGCAAGTATTAGTTCGATGATAGAACACTAAGGAAGCTTCATTAACGTGACTTAGAGATTATGAGGTTGAAATCCCATGACTTGCACCAGAAGGCTTGGTATCCAGCAAGTTACCAATTAGTGTTGACTGATAATTATCGGTTGGCGCTAAGCCAAAATAATATGCGGAGATAGGCTTATTGGTAAACCGCTTGACTAATAATCAAGTGTAGTGGGTTTGATTCCTACTCTTTGCACCAATACAATACGAGCCATATTTGAAAGGTTTCTAGGCTTAGAAAGTAACGACGAAAAGAAGTTACGAAAATAATTAGAAACAACTTGGAGAAGTGGTGAAATTGGTAGCCACGATAGCTTGCTAAGCTATTGTCGAGAAATCGGCATGGAGGTTCGAGTCCTTTCTTCTCCGCCAAAATAGCCATTTACCTTATTGAGTTTCCGGGCTAGGTCAAATAATTAGAAACTCTCACTATGGAGAGATATGCAAATTGGAAAAGGCAGGCAGACTGTAAATCTGTTGAGTTCGCTCATTGTAGGTTCAAGTCCTACTCGCTCCACCAATAAATCCGTACACACCGCGCTTTTGCGGTTAGGATTGGCTACGATGTGTATAAGGAAACTCTCCAAGCTGATACGGAGTTATAACGGCATAACCATTGTCGAGTAATCAGTATTTTAGGTGACTTCCAGGAAAGACTGGATTTAATATGGGCGAATAGCTTAAGGGTAAAGCGTGTCAGCTGGTCTGAAAGTCGGAGGTTCGAATCCTCAATCGTCCACCAAAGTCAAAAGGTTTCAGAAATTATGTCTCCTCGACTTAAAGAGAATAAGTGATCTTGGTAAATATGTGTAGTACTGCACCGCAAGAGGTCATGAGTTTCCACCGTTAGGTACCTAAATAGGAGAAAATTTCGGAGAGTTCATGAGGAGCTCATCACTTAGTAGGTTGGGACTAAGTACAGAGAATATGGCGGAATGGGCATACGCTGCTAAGTCAGTTTAGTGCTTTGTACTAAACTGATAAGATTAGCTTGTCAGATGATTCATAATCTGGCTGTGTTGAAATTATACATGGGAAATCCATTGGAGGTTCGAATCCTCTTATTCTCTGCTTGCTCTGCTGATTCAATGTTTTAAGTTTATACTTAAAAATGCTAAGATGATGTGGGGCATAAAATTAATATTGTAAATAGAATATTAGGAAGTATGAGAAGAAAGAAGTAGGTAAACCTAGTTTTGCGAATAAAGGCGAGATTAGTAAGGCATCATCTTGCAGTATTGTTAACTTCTGCAAGCCTAGTATTATATTTAGAGTATTAATTTACTCTTACATGCCCAGTGTAGCTTATGTTTGGTTAAAGCACGATTTAAAACACTAACTTAACTTTTCCGGATTGGGTTATTTAAAGATTTAAATTTGAGTAGGCGGTTCAAATCCCTCACTGGTCGTACATATGGAGCGATACCCAAGTGGCTATAAGGGGGCAGTCTTGAAAACTGCTAGGTCGGTTAGTCACCGATGCCAGAGTTCGAATCTCTGTCGCTCCGCCAAAAGAGCCTCACAAGCCTCTGTCATTTCACGACATGCTCAAATCGTGACATTTAGTATGATTTATCATACAGGTATTGGACTAGCGGAAATACCGCAATGGATACCAAAAAAGATTTTCAGGGGATAGCTTAATGTGGTAGAGCTGTATTCTTAGAATATGTATGCGCAAGTTCGAACCTTGCTCCCTTGGCCAGTGGCAGAAACAGTGGGTTTCTCATATCAGCATTCGTGTACTTTTGCTTTAGTTCTCTCCGGTATAGGCTAGGACTTCTAATCCTTGACCTCGGCGAAAAAACGGTGCATTTGTATAGTGAAGAATGATACTGTTTAGTGGGTTCGAACCCTACAAAAAAGACTTCGCTTGTGGCCGTTGCAGCCCACAAGTAAAAATAATTGATATCTTTGTCAGATAACAATCTGCATGGTAAACTGAAACTATATCGATTATGTGAGGGATTTTATGAAGTAGCACCTCGAAAAATAATAGCGTGGCTTATCGCCACGCTATTATTTTATTTATTTTCTTTTTTTATATATTTCGTAAGAGCAGTGTTTTCTCCATCTACTCTGCAAAATTCCATTTCTATTTTATCTCCACTCTCAAATTCTATAATCATAGGATTGCCATAATGGACATCACTGATAGTTTCTCCAATGATAGGATTTTTCTTGTTATCAGACATATTAATTCCTCCCTAAAATGGTTTTGCTAGTTTTTCCAATCTACGAATATGTCTATCAATTCGCCTTATAGATTTCTGTTTTTGTTTAATTGATCTGCATTTGTTGTTCCATCTCCTTACTACATCTTCATCTTTAGTGATAGCTCTAAGCATTGTATTTATGATTTCTCTATCCAATAGAACCTTTTTATTCTTTTTCTTTTCTAATGATTCACGAACTTCGCTCATTTTTTACCCCCATATTCCTCATTCTAAATCTACCACTTTTAAACATCCTAACAGAAAATTCTATATTGCAATCTTCACATTTACTCATCTGAAGAACAAAACAATCACTCTTAATTGGAACGCTTTTGTGTCCGCAAGCCATGCACTCTAAATATTGCTTAAAATCTCCTTCTTGATTATTTATCATTTCCTTTGTTTTTGATATATCTTTTTCCAATAAATTCAATACTTCTATTACTTCGTGCCTTTCACTATTTAAATCAAGATTATTTAAGGACTTAAAATCTTTAAATATTTTTGTTATTGATTCCTGTACTTTTCTCAACCTTATTCATTCCTTTCATCATTTTCTTAATAATTGCTGGATGTGCCATCAATATCTTATTCTCAAAAATATAGATATTTTTATTTGGGATTGGCTTGCGTTTATATCCATATTTCTTGATCCATTTCTTTTGTATCCTTTTGTTCTTATTTCTTTTAGATGGGTATTCTAAGAATCCATCAGTAAGTTGTACGTTTTCTATTACCTCTAATCCATGTAATGAAATGTTTCCAAAATTAGCTATTCTCATTCCATCAAAAAAATTATTACACACTGCCATCATATCACCCTTGCCAAAATTTATTCTTATTCCAATTTTTAATTGACTTACCTTTCTTGTTAGCCTTGCCTACCTCGTTACCTATCTTCTTAAAATCAAAATCATCCATTACTTCAAATCTATCCATAGTGTTAAGTATCATATCCTCTTTCTTTACAGGTTTCTCAGCCGGAATTACAAGTTCCCCATTCGCTATAGCTTCAAGTAAAAAAGCTCTCCCCTCGAAGCCTACACTTGCAACGCCTATTATGATAACTTTCTTCATTTTTGTCCTCCCTGCATGTATTCAGGATTTCCATTCTCCCATTCATATTGGCTCGGATTTTGAGTTTTATTTATTAGATGATTAATTGTATCTAAGTACCTAGAGAAATTAATTGCAGAGCCTCCTAATGAGTTTCCTGTTGTTTTTATTTCATATCTATAATTCTTTAATTCCGTTATTTTTACTGGTACATTTTCAAGTACTATAGTTCCAGCTTCTAGAATAGTTCCGTAGACACTGTTCTTTTCTTTGAGCTTATATATATCTTTAGATATCTTCTCCATTTTTCTCTTATTTATGTCAATAAAATAAACTCCTTCTATTGCTCTAACTTTGTAAACTTTTAAGAGTACTCCCTCAGTTATCCTATATACATCTAGATATTCATTTTCTTGAACTGTTTGATAAATATATTTTGACATTTTAATCTCCCCCTCATATTAAAGCAAAAAATAAGGAACATTGCTGTTCCCCTAATTTATTTTGCTGCTAATTCTTTTTCTTCATTTATTCTTAAAATATCTTTTTCTATTTTCTTAATTTTAATTTTTAACTTATCTGCTTTTTTCTTACTAAATTCACTACCTTCTTTTTCATACTTATCTAATGATTTATTCATTGCTTTGTAATCCAATACCATATTGTCTATCTTCTTGTCACACTCTTTAATTGTTTTTCTTTTTTCTATATTTACAATAATACTGTTATGTTTTATTTTTGAATTTAATTCCAATATATCATTTCCTAATTGATTTATATCATTTTTTAATCCTGGATGAGCAAATCTCTCCTTTTCATATTTTTTTGTCATTGATTTGTACTCTTTAATTAATCCCTTTAATATTTTTTTGTTTTTGTTATTTTCTGTCATTTTCATTACTATCACTCTCTTTCTTCTTTTTAATATCTTATACAGTAAAGCCCCTAACGTTTAAAATAACCCCATTCTCGTCTTTCTTAGCCTTCGTTGTGTTCGGAGACATAAAGTTATTAACCATAGGATAATCTTGCTCTTGTAGAGCTTTAAGCACCTCTCTACTGACGATGTAGAATTTATCACTTTCTATATCAATAGGAAACTTTACATTGTTATAACTTTTCTTAAAGATAGAAAAATTATCTACATTATTAATTTCTTCTTGAACAAATTCTACTCTTACTATTTTCCCACTAGGAGGAATTATTATTTCTTTGCCATCTTTGTTTAATACATTTATATTATGTGCTACTAAATTAATTATTTTCATAAATCTCCCTCTTTCTTATTGATACTAATCAACTCCTTGATTAAAATAAGAATCAAGGAGTTGATATTAATGAATATTCATCTTAGAAATAAATATAAGGATTATATTGAAAAACAGGCACAAGAATTAACTATGAATGATAAAAGAATCAACAAAATTAAAAATTGTGGTCTCAATAAAAATCTCTTAGAGATATCTTACAAAGACAAAAAAGGTACTAAAACAAAAAGATTGGTTGAACCCTACAAACTTTCAGGTGATGATTTTTGGGGGTTCGATACTACAAAAAATGAAATTAGGAGATTCAAAACAAAAAATATAAAAGGTATCAAAGAAACAAAGAAGCCTTTTGAGGCTAGATGGAACATTGAAATTAATTAAATATATTTCATGTATTCCGTCATTTCTTTCTCATCATCATGATGCACTATATTTATTCTCTGATTATTAAGCCTTTTATATAATTTGTAATTCAATCTCTTCTCCATTTCATCGCAACGTACATGGTCAGTATATTTATAAGAAAATGTTTCTGCAAGCATTTCATTTATATGATTTTCACTATTATATTTGTTTGAAATTATATCATAGCATTCACTGTATTTATCTTTTATTTCGTCCTCAAATAAATGTGTTAATTCATGGAAGAAAACATGTAAAAGATATTCCTTTGTATTTTTAGTGCTTTCTTTAGAAAGCACTCTTTTGGCTCTGTCTAAAGATATTGATATTCGATAAGGTAATCCCATAAGTTTAATTATTTGAGTTTTGTCCATCGGATAGACTGCTGCAAAACTTTTATATTCCTTATCGAAATCTTCGTAGAATTTAGAATTAATTAGCATAGAATTGAATTGTGTATCCTTTGCACTTGCTATGAAATCTTCGTCATTGATATATTTTATTATGACTGAACAGTTAGGTTTTATTACGTTTTTCGAAAATATTTCTAGGGCTTTATCTAAACTTTCTTGCATTGTATTTTTTGTTATCTTCATGAATTATCTCATTCCTTTCAAATAAAAAACAGTCATCAATTTCTGATGACTGTTTTAATTATGCTTGATTAAATATTGTATCACAATCTGTACATATAGCCTTGATTTCTTTTTTACTCTCAAAGCTTGCTCCACAATCAGGACACACGTATTTGAGTTTAGTCGATGGCTTTCTAGTTTTCTTCGGAGCAACAAAATTAGTTCTTTTCCATGAAAACACCGACTTATCAATATCCAAAGAATCAACAAACTCTCGCATAGAATCAGTTAGTGTTGTTACTGACCAACCAATTTTATCTGCTCTTTCTATGTGTAATCCTCTTGATTCTGCTGCATCTCTGAATTTTGTATTATGTGTTTTTCCATTAGCATTGACGTCTTGGATATTGTTATAAATATTATAGAGATGAACCATCTCATGTTGCATTGTTCCGCAAAGTTCATGAAAGGTTCTGTTTAAGTATTCTGCACACATTGTAATTTCATACTCTTTTTCGTCCTCGTTTTCTCCACTCCATATCTGATGAACTGAACACCAACCTAATGTACTTTTCTTTTGTCCATGAGTTTGAACCACAATCATAGGTTCTTTTAGTTGCCCATCAAAATATTTGATATTAAATTCGATAAACATTTTTCTTAGCTCTCTTAGTATTACTTCCATGTTTGTATTCATAGTTATTCATACCCCCATAATTTTAATCTTTCATTTAGTATACCTCCAATCTATAAAAAATTAAAGAAAAATAAATCAGTAGGACTTGAACCTACGACATGTCATATAGACCGCTCTAACCAACTGAGCTATAATTTATTTCTTTCTCTTTAATATCTTATACCATTTTATAGTGGATTGATTAAGTTTTAATCAATCTTAAGAGGATGGACTACTGCATTTTTATCAGCTGGCAAAAATTCGTACGAAACGTCCTCCCCATATTTAATAAATTCCAATCCACTTTCATCAGCTAATTCCTTTGCTAGTTTGGTTGGATATTCTCCTTTAAATATAACCTTTTTTATTCCTGCCTGAATGAGTCTTATTGTGCAAAACACACATGGTTGCGTAGTAACATACATAGTTGCTCCATCACAACTATTTCCATGTTTTGCACATTGATCTATTGCATTTGATTCAGCATGACCAGCTCTACAAAACTCCAATCCCTCCCCTGACTTAAATCCCATCTCTCTCCTTTTGCAGTAACCAATATCTGTACAGTGAGTTGCTCCACTTGGTGCGCCATTATATCCTGTAGATATAAGGTTTTTATCTTTTACTATTATTGCACCTACTTTTCTGGAACAACAAGTACTTCTTCTTTTTGTTTCCTCAGCTATATTCATAGCCCATCTAGAGAATGATATTCTTGACATATAATCACTTTCCTTTCCAAAGAATTATTTTTATCATATAATTATACTAATAAAGGAGGTTCGATTGTTATGAATGAAATAAATAATTTAAGTGAAGAAATACTTAAAACTGCTGGATTTGCTCAAGTAGGTAAATTTCTAGGTAGAACAACTGGCGGAGCATTGCTTGGGGCTGGAATCGGCTCAATGAAGGGTGTATCAGCTAATGAAGCTAATCCTGGTGCTTCTCCGGATGAAAAGGCTGGAAATATAGCTGGTGGAGTTATGGGTGGATTAGCTCTTGGTGGATTAGCAGCAGGTCCAGGTGTTAGTGCCGCTAAGAAATTAGGTTCTGCTGCTCTTGGGGTATTCAAAAAAGCAGATATGGAAATTCCTCATGACGAAGATAATAAGATGACTGATGAGGAAAAGGAAGTTCAAGAAAGTCCAAATGAAGATGAGAAAAGAAGAATGGTAAATTCCGTAACAGAAGAAGATGAAAAAAAAGAATACTATAAAAATAAAATAGAGAAACAAGCACTACTAAAGCTTTCGGGGTATATGGGTGATATTAATTGTGAACAATGTGGCTATGCAGGAAAGCCTGATAGTGAGGATGGTAGATGCCCTCAATGTGGAGCAATGTGTGGTGTAATGCCTAAAGAAGCGCCACAAGAGAGAAGAGATGATCTTCATGATGTTGATCATGACAGAAGTAGATTATATGATGATATTGAAAGAGGAAAAAATGAAATAAATAGTTTCTATTAAATAATAGCTGGGGCAGAACCCCAGCTATTATTTATTTTTCTTCCCAATATTTTTGTTTATTTTTTTCAAAGTGTTCATTTGTTTCAGCGAAAATTCGATTTCCTTCTTGCTGTATTTTAATGATAGAATCATTAGTTATTTTCTTTAATTCATTGGATATATTTTCTGTAGCTTTATTTTCAGCTTCTGCTACTTTTGTTATTGTATCTTTCGCTCTAGTGATAGATTCTTCTATTACATCATTTGACTTAGCTAGTATTTCAATACTGCTCTCGAAGTCAGCACTATATTTATTTAATGATTCATAGATCTCATTCTTAAATATTTCATTCTTATTTTCATTTACTGCTATAGCCTTTTTATTTGCTCTATTGCTTTTTGTCATTATAACAGCAGTTAATGCTCCACCTATTGTTCCTGATATAATTGTTAATCCTCCTAGTATACCATACACTGTTAATTTTTCTTTATTGATCATCGATATCATCCTTTCTTTTTTGAGAACAAAAAGAATAAAGATTTTCATCTTTATTCTTAATATATTTCTTCCAAATTATTCTTTATTTAGTTTCTGATTGATCTTCTTCATTTTCAACTTTCTCTTCAACTTTTTCATTGTTTTCTTTAATTTTGTTTATTATATCCTTTTTGTCTTTTCTTGCCATAAATGTTATTGCTCCTGTTGCTATTCCTGCTACTACTATTGCTGCTCCTCCAATTAATCCTGCTTTCCCTACTTTTTCCTTAATTTTGTTTATCATGTAAATCATCCTTCCTTCTTTTATTATTTGTTCTATTTACAAATATCTTATACCATTTATTATTATTTTTAAAAAATAATAAATTAAGTTATAATGAACCTATGATAATTATATGATAGGAGGAAAATTAATGAGTATTGAATTATATAAACAAGAGATAGAGAAACAAGCAGGCATAGAAAGTTTAGTTAAGGGTGCGATACCTGCAATAACTAAAGGTGTTGAAGGTTTTGCAGGTAAGTCATTAGCAAGGAGAGCATTGACAGGTGCTGCTGTTGGAGCAGGGATTAAAGGATTAACGTATCAAGCGCCACAAGGTCAACCATCTACCGCGGGAGGTAGAATTGGAGCAATGGCATCGGGGGCATTGACAGGAGGATTAGCAGGAGGAATGCTAAGTAAAGGCAATTTAGCTTCAGTAAAAGGAATGTTCGGGAAAGGTACTGCAGCTTCGGCAGGAGCAGTCAAAGGATTAGCAGGAGCAGGAGCAGGAGCAGGAGCAGGAAGTGCAGCTCCAGCCTTAAGTCAAGCAGCAATAAATATTCCATCTGGTCAGGTTTTTGGATCAATGGGAGAAGCTATGAATCACATGAGGGGATAATAAATGAAAGGAGAAACGCAATGAAATTAGAGAAGATAGATAGGGCATTTCTGAAAGGTTCCATTGATAGAGAAGTAGCTTATATGATTGCTACTTCCCATGAATACAAGACACCTAATGAAGATGGTGCAATAAAACTTGTAAAGAATTATAAATGGCAAAAGAAAATGATGAAGATAGATAAACTACAAGGTATCGATAAACCTGTAAATAAAGAAAAGGTGTTTAATATTGCAGAAACTATAAAGCCTGGAAATATTAATCCTTTCATGGTGGTAGATAAATTCCAAGGAATTACCCCTCAAACAAAAGGTCATTCTATTTTGCTTGATGGACATCATAGAAAGGAAGCTTGCGAATTTAAAGGAATCAAAGAAGTTCCTGTATATTATGGTAAATACACAGGTGGAGCAGAAAAAAGCATAGAAGAACTTATTGAACAAAAAGCAAATGAGATACTTAGTGGATTTGATAAAGTAGCCGAGAAAAGATACAAAATGAAAGATCTTAAAAAATATCAAATACCTTTAACTTCTGATGAAAAGAAAATAGTAAGAGAGGGTAAGGCGGTTTGGTATAATAATGGAGAATTAGGTATATCGAAAGCATTTATGCCTAGTGGAGAAACTATATACTTCTGCTACACTCATAGAGCATGTGCTACTGCACCAACATTAAAAGGTGCTATAGGAAAGTTTTCTTTCATCAAAAGCACAGCTAGCGAGGATAATGATAATAGTATTGAAAAAGAAGCTGGAGAAAATGTTTATTATCATGCTTCACCAGTTCAAGGAATAAAGAAATTTAGATTATCAGAAGATACATCAGGAAACAACAAAGGAGATGTTTTATTCGCGTCTAAATATCCTTCTTTCTCTGCTGCTTTTGGATTAAAGTGGAATGATGGTACTGCTAGATTCAATGTACTGACTAAGGATAGTAAAGTTCCTACGGAAAGCAACTACACAGGCACAGTATTAAAATATACTAGTGATGTAGATATAAACAAACCTTGTTCGATGTACAAAATAAAAGGTGATTTTAAGCCTCTAAGATATAAGAATGATATTGAGAGCATAACTACAAATAAAGATATACACATAGTCTTTGAAGAACAATTTAATAGTTTTAAGGATATGGCAAAGGAATATGGATTAAAACTATTTAAAGTATCAGAAAGCCATATTATGAATCAGCTTAAAGGAAAAAAATCTTCTAACTTTGAGAAGAAATCTAAGGAATACTATATAGAGGAAATAGAAAAACAAGCAATATTTGCTGGAGGAAAAATGTATGGAAAAAAATTAAGAGAATCTCCAGTTGTTCAAAAAGTAACTAAAATAGTTAAGGACAATGCTTTCGATACTCTTTTTGATGCACCCTTTCCACTTTTAGCGATGTCACAAAGAGATTTGGATATTGCTAAAGAAGGAATAAGAAACGGACTACAGGTTGCAAAGCCAAGGGCATCAATGATAGCAAGTGATACCAAGAATAAGATTAGGGCAATTTCAAATAAGTTACAGCCTGCAAGAGATAAGTTTAATGACTTAAGTTCAAAAATTTTTAAAACGAATATGGGCGAAGAGGAAGGTGTATTGTAATATGAATTACAAAGAACAAATTGAAAAAGAGGCAGTAACTGGCGAATACAGAAGCGGAGATTTTGGAGGTAATTCCAATCAATCAGCAGATAGTGGATTTAGAAGTGGTCAGTTCAAAAAGACTAAAGAACAATATAAGAACGATATTAATCAACATACAAGGAGTGCGACGAGATATGCGACGAGCACTCCGACGAGAAGCAACGAAGCAAAACACCAAAAGACTAATAATGAAGCCTTATCTATACGCGAAAAGACCGATAAACATTTGAGTGATGTAACTAATTCTATTTGGTATAGGAGACTACCAAATTCTCTTCAAGATGATCTGAAACCTCATATCAGAAATGATATACAATCAGCTTTAGTTAATGGTATGAATGAAGATATTATGAAAGTATTAGTTGCTCATAAGACTAATAAAAGGGTTAGTGAAGATACTTTAAATAAATATAAAGAGTTAGATTCATCAATAAGTAATGTCTACAGCTCTAAAGAATATCAAAATAAATATGATAGTTTAACTGCAAAAAAGACAGGTCTTAAGATTGGAACTGGAGTTGGAGCATTAGCAGGATTAGGATTAGGATTGGCAGGAGGAACAACTAATAGACTAGGGAAAGTTGTTCTTTCTGGAGGATTAGGTGCAGGACTTGGAGCAGGTTTCGGAAGATTAACTGGAGTAGCGATGGATCAAAATGGTGCCTTTAATCACGCACAAAATAAGGTATCTCCAAACTTAGATAGAATAAGAAATGAGGCAAGATATTCATTAAACTATTAAGAAAATAAAGTGGCTTTCGCCACTTTATTTTTATTGTTTTAATTTGTTATTATCAATTATTTTGTTTATATTTTTTATTTCTTCTGCTGCTTGATCTAAACTATCTTTGCTTTTATTATCAACTCCATCAATAAATCTAATACTAAATCTATCTATATATTTACTTATATCCTTTATATCTGAATATATTTGTATATTATCTAAATCTGTTGGTACTTTCAAATTACTGCTTTCTTTTGTTATGTTTCCTAATTTAACTAATGCATTTGCCATTCTTTGTTTCGAATCCTTGTCAAAATTAAATCCTGTTTTGTCCTTAGTTTCTTTATATAATTCTCCTGTTGATTCTACGAATCCATTTTTTATTTTATTAAACTCTATATCAAAATATTCTTTCTCTTTCATTTGTTTTTGTATATTCACATTAATTACATCTGCTGCTCTTTGAGTATTAATTGTTTGTTCATATCTTATTCCTATGTTCATCCCCATTACACTACCTACTATAAAAATTGCCACTATTATTGCTATTACGTTACTTTTATTTTTTAATATTTTTTCCATATTTATCTCTCCTTTTCTATTTTATTCCTTTAATATCTTATACCAATATATCATTTATTTAATTTAAAAAATATGTGTGATAGAATTAGTGTTAGATAGAGAGGAGTGAGTTGAATTGAATCGATATAAAGAGCAAATAGAAAAGCAAGCTGCAACAAAATGGAAAGAGAAATATCATGAGTTATCAAATAAAAATCGAAATAAATTAATTAAAACTGTAGGAAAGAGTAATTCCGAAATTGCAAAGGGTGTGGAACTAGGGAATAAAAATTTAATAGAAAAATGGGATATGAATGATATTGTGGATGATAAAGAATTTCAGCAAATAAATTCTAAGGGTGGTAAGACAAATATAGTATCACCAAAATCACTTGCTGATTTTGATATCAAGAACTCAAACATGAGTAAATCCGAGAAAGCAATGTTAAATGTATTTGATAAGTTTTCAGGAGTAAAAAAATTAAGCAAGGGAGATAAAGAACTCTATAATGCTGTTTCGAAGAGAAATGCTATAGTAAAGGGAACTCATGGTTTTGATGCTCAAATGATGAATGAGGGAGCATTCTCTCCATATTACGAGAATAAATCTTTCCCTAAAAAATTGAAATTATCAAGAAGCCTATTAGATCCTAAAAATGATGGTTTGAAAAATTATGGCAAAAAAATATCTGTCAATAAGGATATGAGTAATCAATTTAAAAAGGACTTAGAAATATCAAGAATGGATTATGTTCAGAAAAAACCGTTTCAAGCTTATCTAGCTAGAGATAATGACAAAATAATAATTGATCATTGCTATAAAAACAAAGAGAAATATAAAGATAAAATAAGAAATATACCTAAATCAAGAATAAATAAAAAGCTTGCACTTGGAATTGGAATCGGGACAGCTGGTATTGGACTTGGAGCTTATGGATTAAGTAAGTTTAGGAGGCATAGTGATGAAAAGAGATAAATATAAAGAGCAAATAGAGAAACAAGCAAAACTTCATGATGATATAGAATTTAATCCGTTTCAAAAACGTGTAGTTGATAATCCATCAAACAGTATGATTGTTGCGCACGATGTTGGAAGTGGTAAAACATTATCATCGATAGCTAAGTTCGAAAAGATGAAAGAAAAAGGCTTAGCGAACAAAGCACTCGTAGTTACTCCAGCAAGTTTAAGACATAATTTTGGAAATGATGGTGTAAAAAAATTTACGGACAGTAAATATAATATTGTGGGTAATATGGGTGAGATATCAAAAGGAACAGGTCATGCACCCAATAAAGATTCTGACTATAATATAATTTCATATGAAATGTTCAGGAAAAATCCTGAAGCTATCTTAAGGGATACTGGTGCTGACACAGTCATAGCTGATGAAATGCATAAGCTTAGAAATAATGATACTGCGACATTAGATAGTTTCAAAAGCACTAGAGATAAATACAAGAATTTTATAGGATTAACAGGCTCTATAGTAAATAATCATATTCCTGATATGTACAATTTAGTTGATTTAGCTTCACAAGGCGAACATCATCTAGGTGCTACTTCGAAAGATTTTGATAAGAATTATCTAAAGAGAAGTACTTCACCTAAATATAAAGGACTTAAGGAGAATAGAGTTCCTGTTACTGGTTTTAACAATAAGAAAAGATTGCAAGGTGACTTAGCTAAATATGTTGACTATGCTAGCGTTGATGATGTTAGACCTATGGCCAAGATTCCACTTAAAGAAACTCATACCGAAAAAGTTCCATTATCTAAAGAGCAAGCTAAATATTATAAGCAATTAATTAAGAATGACCCTAAACTAAGAGAAATAATAAAACAAAAAAGATTAGAAACCCTAAAAGATGATGAAATATCAAAAGCATTTAATCGTATGATAGAAGCAAGAAAATTAGTTAATAGTGTTGGTTCAGTAGTTCCTGGAATATCACTAAAAGAAAGTTCAAGGCTATCACCAAAAACAGATAAGATGCTTAGTGATATGCAAGAACATTTAAAGACAACTCCTGATGGTCAAGCAATACTACTAACTAATATGATTAATGGTGGAGCTGATGTATTAGAAGCAGGACTTAAGGATAGAGGAATAAGTTATGGAAAGTTTATAGGTAAGGGTAATAAAGGAGTTACAGAAGAAACTAGACAGAATGATGTTAATGATTATAATGCTAGAAAGAAAAGAGTAATGCTTATAAGTGGGGCAGGAGCAGAAGGATTATCTCTTGGAGATACTACATGGGAAGGTGCCTTAGATGGTCACTATAATCCAGAAAGAATGAAGCAAATGGAAGCCAGAGGAATAAGAGCGTTCGGTCAATCGAAACGGGCGGAGGGCGAACGAAAGGTCGAAGTAAATAGGTATCTATCTACTATGCCAAAAACGTTAGGTTTATTTAAATCTCCATATAGGACTCCTGATGAAGTTATTTATGAAATAGCTGATAATAAGGCTAAACAAAATCAACTACTATATAATTTACTTGATGAAAATAACCGTAAAATGAGACCAAAAGAAAGTTTAATTCAAAAGATAAAAAATAAGTTTAGTAGTTAGAGCCTTGTTTTACAAAAATTATCTTTGCATTTATAATGAAATAGAAACGGAGGGAATAACGTGGGTATAAAAATAGATTTTGAAAAACTAGATCCTAAATATAGGCAAACCATTGAAGGAATAGAGAAGAAGCCTCACATTAAGTACATCAGATATCTTTTAAGTAAAAGGTATTCTCCAATAGTTATAAAGAAAGAATTACAAAAATTGGGACTATCAGCACCTCACGAAAAACCATTGACACTATATTATTTAGCTGTTATGGATCCATTGATAAAACATTTCGGACTTGCGAATATTTATGCAGATTATAAAAATAAACTTCTTAGAGCAAAATCAAAGAGAGGTGCATATACTAAAGAACTCCTGAATTATAGACTGGATTTAGGAGATGATTTAGATGGTCAAGTTAAATTTTGTAAATTAATAAAATCACTAGATATAGATGAGATGTGGTGCCAAGAAATATACAGATTCCATGGCAGTGCAGTTAATTTACCTGTTGATGAAAAAGGAAATAGATTACTTACATCATCAACATCGACTAGAGGAAAAGGTGCTGTTGAAAAAATATTGTTATTTGAGAAAAGATACCTAATAGATAAATTCTTATTGGAAAATGTTCCTACAGATAGAATAACTAGATATTGTAGAGAACAATTAAAATTTAGTGTTTATGATCAGGATATCCAATTATATAAATCAATGTTTTTTAATATACAGACTCAAACAATCGAGGATAAAATAAACTCTCTTGTTACTGAAAAAAATTCCTTGAACACATTACTTAAAGATGTGGAAGATGGCATTGGTGATTACGAAGAATTAAGTATGGGAGACAGGGTTAGTCTTATCGATCAAACCGAAAAAAGAGTATCTGAATTATCAGACAACATAAAAGGTTTGAATATGATGTATACAAATGCTGCAGTTAATATAGCAGAAATGAATGAGGCAAGCTTCGAAGATATGTTTGCTGATGTTGTAGGTAAAGCATACAAGCGATTCGTTTCATTGGATGCTGATAAGGATAGAGATGTAGTTGACCCATTATTTAAAACCGCTAAAATGATGTCTTTCGCTCATGATAAGGTGGAAGAAATCAGAGCTATGTCGGGAAGAAGTGGAAATAATGATAAACACTCTCAAGAAGTGGTTCTTCAATTATATGGAAAAAGAGAAGAAGAGCTTATTGAAGAAAATAAGAGAAGAGTTGCTGAACAAACTGGTGATGAAAATTACGGCAATGTAAAGTTAGATGAAATTGAAGGTTTAGATGAAATAGCATTAAACTTCAATGAAGACGAGGAAAGATAAAATAAAAGTGTGGCTCTTGGAGCCACACTTTTATTTTATTGGTATTAAGATTAAATCCACATAATCATCATAATTAATAGTTGTTATTCCGAAAGATAATCCATTAATATTTCCCCATGTAAGAGTTGTTAACATTGCTATTCCGAAAGAACTATATGAATTACTTAAATTTTTTAAGCCCTCATCTTCAACATCATCTAATAATATCAGTCTTATATCATCATACATATAATCATTAATTATACCAATCTTGGGAGCTATATTCTTAATTCTTCCTTGATATCCCTCTAGTTTGTCAGAATACTTAGTTCTCTCCTCTTGAGTTGTATCAATAGAAGTTGGGATATTATGAGCAAATTCTTCAAACTCCTTTAAGAGTTCTTTATCCTTTTCTGAAAACTCCTTATACTCCTGTCCAATCCATTTACATTTATCTTTTTTAAAGAAACGCTCCAATAAAACTATACCTTTCTCATACGCATATAATGAGTCAGCGAATGTAGAAAAATAATCACCACTAATTCTCCTATTTGTTATTAGTAAGTCTTGTCCTTTAAGACTATCAAAACATTGTTTAATTAATTCTGATATTTTGTCTATTGGATTTTCGTTATCCTCAAACTTTACGATATTTAATTCATTTTCTTTGTTATTATTTTTATCCATATTATCACCTCAAATTAATCATACACAATTATTAGCCTTTCATCAATAAGTTGTTACAATCTATTGATTGATATATAATAAATTTGATGGAGGTGATAATTGTTATGAATAAGGAATATTATATTGAATCTATAGAAAAGACTGCAAGCATAAAAGAAAAAGCAATTAAAATGTTCAACAAAAATAAAGGTTTAATTAAAAAAGTTGGAATAGGAACAGGTGTAGGTGCAGGAGCATTAGGTAGCGCATACGCTTTAAGTAATGATGAAGGTAAAGCTAAGATAAAAAGTGGTGTAAAGACAGTAGGCAAGAGTATTGCAACAGGGATGGTTAATGGCGAAGCACAAGATACTGCAATGAAAATTGGAGGTATAGCTGGTACTGCTCTCGCTATGAAAAAAGGCAAGATGCCATTCAATAAAGCTTTGGTTCATGGTGGCATGGCAGGCATGGCAATTGGTGATATCGCAGGAGGAGCAACAATTCCTACTTATCAATTATATAAAAAACACAAAGAAGAATTTGGAACAGCTCCTGATGCTAAAAGTATCGCCGCAACTATAGGCGCAAGCACAGCACCAGTTGCAGCATTATGGGGAGGTTTATACGGATTAAAGAAAGGTAAGGCTATTCGTGGTGAAATAGGTAAAAACCTAGAACAATCATTGGGAAGAGTTGGTGCCAGTGGAAAGATATTTGCTAGAGATTTTAAAGACCTATCAAATAAAGCAACTACAGTAGATGCGGCAAGTAATCCTGAATTCCAAAAAATGGTAAGTAAAAAAATGGGAGATAATTCAGTTAGAGTTGCAAAGCGCGCACTTAAAGTTGGAGCAGCATTAGCTCCTATGGCAGCCGCACAAGAAGTTGCAGCATTACCTACTTATTTTGCCACTCCTGAAAATATAGTAAATTTCAAGAAGCATAGATTAAAAAAACAACAAGAACAGCAAGAGTAGGGTGATTCTATGGAAAAACAAATCAAACAAGTACTGCCTTCTACGTTTGCCGAATCCATATATCGATTAGATGGGAAACCATTTAGATTAAGTGACAGGCATTATCTAGATCCTATATATAATGGTCAGATAGAAGAAGGACTTATTATGAGTGGAAGACAAGTTGAGAAATCTACTACTAATTCCACTCATATGGCTAACCATACGTTGCTTCTTGAAAACTTTAAGGGTTTATATTTCGCACCCTTAACATCACAAGTTAAGGAATTCTCAAATGAAAGATTAGGGAAATTGTATGAATACAGCAATCAAGATGTTATCAAAAAAGACTATATAGATAAGCATGATTCACAAGCTGTATTCATGAAAACAATAAAAAAGACTAATTCTACTGTATACTTAAAGCATTGCTATGGACTTGGGGATAATATAAGAGGTATTACTGTTAATGGAATATGGGGAGATGAAATACAAGATATCCACATTGATGCATTACCAGTAATAAAGGAATGTCAATCTCATGCACTTGAAGCTGGAGCAAGAATGAGAGTTACTTGGTATACAGGAACACCTAAAACATTCTCCAATACAATTCAGCAAAAATGGGACCAATCATCACAAAATGAATGGGTAGTAAAATGCCCTCATTGTGGTAAGTACCAAATAATGGGAATTAAGAATCTAAGACCGAAACAATTTGTATGTAGAAAGTGCGAGATGGAATTACCAAAAATGAGCATTGTTAATGGATTTTGGTTGCCACTTGCACCAGAGAAAAAATTAAAAGGTTTTAGAATATCTCAATTAATGGTTCCTTGGATAACTGCCGAGGATATTTGGTCAAAGTATGCAGATAACTATTCGTTAGATAAGTTTCATAACGAAGTTCTTGGAAGAAGTTATGAGAATGCTTCGAAGCCATTTACCCCTGTTATGTTGGGTAGAATCAGTGCAAACAATCAAAGAATGTTTAATCGATGTGAAGGAGAATTTGCAAATGTTCCTGTGTATATGGGAGTGGATTGGGGAACTGGAGAAAAATCATATACTGTAGTGAGTATATATGCAAGAAACAGTAATGGTAAATTCCAATTATTATTTATAAAAAGATATGCTGTCGGAGAAGAATTAGACCCCGACTATCAAATAAACGATATTTGCTATATGATGCAAAACTACAACGTCTGCTTGGCTGTTGTGGATTGGGGATTTGGTTATGATAGATATAAAAAATTACAAAATATATTTGGGGTAAGTAGGGTTGTTGCTTGTTACTATTCTTTTAATCAAAAGTTAAGAAAGAAATATGATTTGGATCAAGCAAGATGGATTGTTAACAGGACTCAAGTAATGCAAGAGTATGTTACTTCGATTCAGAAAGAAGATATATTATGGCCAGGAGCAGATAAATCAGAGTTTCCTTGGTTATATGACCATCATTTATCTGAACAAGCTGAATATAGAAAATCTGAAAAAACTGGTCGATCAGAAGATTTGATGTATACTCATCCTGAAGGTCAACCAGATGATGCTCTTCATTCATGCGTATATGCTAAATTGGCCGAAGAGATATTCAGAGAAACAGGAAGTGGAGCAATAGCATTTAGCGGCGTTGATGAAAGTGAACGTGGTGGATGGTAAATAAATAAGAAAGAAGTGATAAAAATGTCAACATTATTACAAGCATTGTCAGATGGAAGTTATGATCTACAAAACAAGAGAGATTTATCTACTGATTTTTCAAGAAAAATATTAGAATATAGAGATGTGGTTATTTCCGAATTTCTAAAATTCAATATTGACTTAAATCAAGCAATAGCAAAGATTGCTAAAAGAGAAAACATGAATGATGATCAGATTCATAGAATTGTTGAAGAAGTTAATAATCAAGTATACCTAATAAAATACAAGAAGTTAGTTGGTGCAGATAGAGAAGTTGAATTTAATATAGCATCAATCGATGGTGTAAAGAAATGTATGAGAGGTGAAAGTTCATCTTCTGATTCCGATAAGACAGAGCCTACAGATGAACCTAAAAAATCAGAAAAAGTTGCTTTCGAGCAAAATAAAATCGATGATGAATATATGGAAAAAATCGCAAGTGATGAACACTATGATTTATTTAACGGTAATCTTGATCATAGCTTCGGTGATTTGTCTGTTAATATGAAATATTCAAGAGGAGATTTCTTCTTAAAAAAAATAGCAGAAACGCTAGATAGAAAAGAAGATGAACTTAATAAAATCTCAAAAGAAGTTATGCATTATTGTAATGAATTAGGAGATACTTTTATAAGCCTTGAAAAATTAGGCTCAGATGTTAATGAAGTTATGTCCGCAATAGTAAAATCAGCTAATTTAAATGAGAGAGAAATAGGCTTAATTAAGGAAGCTACCGAAGAAAGAATAGCTATGTACAAAGAAAGAAAGGCACTACATGATAATTTCTCGGTTGAGCTAAACAATATTGATGTTGAGAAAAAAGCTAGTGAAAAATTTACACTAGGTAAATATTCATTAAGCAAAATTGCAAGTGTTGTTTGTGATACTGAAATACCAAATATTCTTTTATCTACAAATAAGTCGTTAAGAAGTATTGATGATATTGTTAAATTAGCTAGTGACTTTAAACAATGTGTAAATACTCTTTCTGAAAAAAATGATGAATATATTAAAATAAGAGAAAAATGCGCTTCTTGTGGAGTTACAGATGAGGTTTTAGATCCAGAAAATTTTTTTCAATAAAGCCAAGTGAACCTGAAAAAACTGCTGGAATATTAGATGACTCTATTGAGAATCTAACAAAGCTAGTTAAGAAAAATAAGTATCTATCTAATGTTACTGGAATAGCTAAGAAAGAATCCAAAAATAAATTAGATGATATGGTATCTCTTGGCAATAATTTTAAGAATAGTAGTCCAGAATACAATTCAATAAAAAATAACATGGATAAGATTAATAGCAAGTTGAATGATACAGATAAATATTTGCCTAATTTGAATAAAAAAATAGGTGATGCAGAGAAGAATGTTGATGGCTTAAAAATCAAAAACAAAACTATTTTAGATAGAACTCAAAAACAAGGCTTTGTAAAAAATTTATTTGATAGCGAAGGTAGGGCGGCAACTAAAGAAGTCTCTTCTGCTCAAAAGCAACTCGACTCATTAAATATGAGAAAGAATCAAGCTAAACAAAATATAACATCAGACTTAAATTCTAAGCTTGATAAAAACAAAGCTAATATGAAAAATTGGGAAGATAAAATTGGCATTACTGATTTAAATAGTAAAATTGGCGATCAACAAAAAGTTTTTGACAAAGCTACTAGAAGTACTACTAATGCAAGGCTCGGAACAGTTGCGGGATTAGGTGCTGCTGGCTTTGGAATAAAAAAGGTCAGAGATAGAAGTAACCCAATAGATCAACAGAATTACTTCCCTGACTTGAATAATAATTTTTAATAGAATATAATTAATTTAGATTTTAGATTAAAGGAGGAAAATGAAATGAAATTAACTAATAATCAATATAGTGAAATGGTAGAAAAATTAGCAAATGAAATAGTCGAGGATTTTGGTGTTGAAAAAACTGCTGGTGAAGGTCAAAAACTTACACCTGAACAAATTAAAAAAATAATTGAGGCTAAAAAGGCTCAAGCTAAAGCACAAGCACAAGGTGGATCTAAAGCATCAGAAGAAGAAAAAGCTGCTGCTGTTTATGAAAATGCTATGAATAAAATAGCACTTTGCCAAGAAATGTATGAAGATGGAACAATTCAAAAGCAAGCATGTATCGAAACTCTTGCAGAGGCTGGTCTTTATGATGAAAATGGATTAGATAAAGAAGCTGCTGAATCAAGTGAAGAAGCTATCCAATTTACAAATCAAATAGCAGGGATATATGATGATGGTAGCGAAAAAATTGCTGCTGCTGAAGAATGTTATGCAGATGCTTGTATAGAAGTTAATGCAGCTATGGAAGTTCTTGCTTCATATGGATATGAATTTGAATAAAATCCCTTGAGTAAAAGGCATTCCCAAATTACAAGGGAATGCCTTTTGTATTATAACGAAGAGAATAGGAGGATAAATATGTATAAGCAAGCTGGATTAAATGCTATATTTGGCACAATGGATGCTATTGATGGAGCTAAGAAAACAAAGACTACCTATAATAATTCTGAAAATAAATATGATGCTATGATGGGTACTACAGTTTCAAAAAATATAACTCATAAGAATGGATTAAATAATGCTATGATATCAGGTCCAGGTGTAACAGCATCTGAAACACTTGATCTTCTTTGTAAACAGGCTGGAATGAAGATTCCAAGTGGGAATGATGTAAGAAGAATAGTTCATAACTTTTCTTACGATGCAAAAAAAGGCATTAACAAAGTTAAGAGTAAGGTGGATGATTTAGATACCAAAAATACAGAGCATTTGAAAAATATGGTTCAAAATGCGAAAAATAAAAACGTAAAAGAGACATTAAAAGAAGGTGCTAGGGCTGGAAAAGTAACTATACCAGCTTTATTGGGTATGATGGGTGCAGGTGTTGCAACCACAAAAACAATGAAACGATTCGATAAAGAGAGAAGTCCTGAGAAAGATTTAGAATACAATACTATAGGTACAGGTATTAGTGCAGGATTAATACTGAATGCATTAAGTCACAAAAAAGTACTTAAACCTGCGGGTGTTATGGCTAGCATTGCAGGCGATAAAATGATGAAATATCCATTAAGAGTAGTGAAAAATAATAGTAAGGCTGGAAAGGTTGTAGTTGATGTTGCTGCGCAAGTCAATAAAGGACTTAAGAGGAAAAAGAAAGCTTCTGATGAACTTTTAGATTTAGAAAAGTTAGCTAGCTTCGATGCTGAATATGGAAAAAAATTATTGAATGAACACTTTCTTCAAAAAGGAAAAGAATCAATTCCTTATTATGTAGCTCCAGCAGCTTTAAGTTTTGCTCTTGGTAGAAATTTAAGGCGTGGATTTGAAAAAGAACCAAAAAAAAAAGATGATCCTGAAAAAGTAGCAGGATTCAAAATGTCACCTAAAGTTGAGGGTGAAGTTAAAATGAATTTAGAAAAAGGTGTCGAGGGATTAGGTAGAACAATTTTCCCTGCTGCATTGATGGCTGCAACCGGAAGAGATATTACAAATTCTTTCGGAAGATTAGAAGATAGCCGTAGCAATAAGTCTAATATGCAAAATAGCATGGCTAACGGAATAGTCATTCAGGTTAGTGGCGATGGCACAAAAAGAAAAATTAAAAGAGATATATCCAAACAACTAGATACTGCATTATCAAAACAAGCAGATACACGTACTAATGGTTTTGATATTGGTGATGTTGCTGACAATGCGGATAAAGATATTAATCATATGTTAGGTGATTCGAGCAGAATTAAGACCAATAAAATATCTATCGGTAATGGAGTAAAGAAGAATTTTAGAATGCAAAAATAATTATTTGTTTACTGATAACAGATAATGTTATAGAATTTAAATGTAAAGAATTTATGGAGGTGAATTAAATGACTGATATGAATAAGTTAAAAGGTCATCCAGGATTTATGCCTTTTGGTTGTGCTAATGTTAAATCAGATACTTCTGATACACAATCAGAAAGAGAAAAGAAAGTGTCTGCAAAAGAAACAGGTTCAGATGCTAACAGAAAATAAATAATAAGGGAGGTGCGAACAGACAGAGTATCTCTGTCTGTTTTATAATATGAACGAAAATTATAAATATAATCATAATTTCATACCTAATGGCGACTATGGTTTTCCAATTCCCGATGGAGTTACTGAATCAAGAAGACCACAAATTGATTGGCCAACATCTCCACAGAAAAAAATAGGGGTAACTCCTGGGGCAATTTTCGGAGCAATTGTTGGTGGACTTATGGCTAAAAATAATATTGAAAAGGAAAATGAGAAAAGAGTACTTCAAGAAAATGTAAGAAGAAATAAAGAGATGCCAAGAATTGATGGGAATTATTACAATCAAGTCAATTCAGTAGCAAACAATTTGAAAGTTGTATTTACTCCTGTTAGTGCTATCTATACAGTAAACAATAAAAATAAACCATTTACTCTCGATACTATAGAAACTAATGAAATGAACTCTGATATGAAGATGGCATGGAAAAACAAGAATGAGGAATACTTCAAGAATTTACTTATGAGCAAAATGTATTCTGAAATGCAAATTGCAGAGCAAGGTTTTACTAAGAATTTCGTAAGAAAACAATTAGGTATCAAAGATTCAATATCTAAAGATGCTAGTGACACCTCTTTTTTAGATGATATAAGTGAAGTGGATTTAATATCATTAGCTAAAAAAAGTGGAGAATTTTTTATTGGTAATGATATTAAAGAAAAATTAGCAAGTGCTGTTGTTAGTGATATGGAAAATGATTCTGAGGTGGAACATATAGATTTAGTTTTAGAAAGACCATTCACTAAGTATGCAGGATTTATTACTGGAATAAAAAGCTCATTAGGATTAAATAGTAGTAGCGAAAATATTAAAGAAATAAAGAGAAAGCTAGAGAACCCAGGATATGTTATGAGTAATATCAAAGTAGGATTTTTTCCTGATAGAGTTGTGTTTTCTCTAGAAAATCAATTAGTAAGTACATTGCCTTTAATCTCTATGAATGAGGATGGTTATCAACACTTCATAAAACAGGATATTAAATATTTCAAAAATTATTTTGTTAATAATATAAAAAACATGGTTAAACAATCTAATGAAGTAACTATAGAATCTGCAATAGAAAAGTTAGCAGAAGTAAATATAGCACAAACATCTTATTCCAACTGCATACAATCATCGGATACTCACCCAGTTGTACTGTATTTATTTATAACATCAAAACTAGGAGTTGATTGGTTAACTTATGATATAGGTGCAATCGAGTCAATTATAAAGAAAGAGTTTAATGTTGAAGATATACCTGAATCAAATCTTAATAAAATAATGACTATTCTAGTAGCAAATCAATCAGAAAGCCCATATACGAATGCTTATGCTTTCGAAAAAACAATACTAAGTTTATCGTCTAAATCCGTAGATTTCTTATCGTCAGAAAAAGATAATGTTAAAATTCAAGATATTGCTTTTACTATAGATGCCTTAGATAGGGTAACTCCATATGATGATATTTATGATAATTTTTCAAGAGAAGCAGTGAACTACATCTGTGATGTTCTATCAGATCAAGAGATTTATATATATAATCCAACAAGTATAGTTGGTTCACTTACAGAGCCAATGTTTAATCAAATACTCAATGAAGCCCTATTAAAAGCAATTAAAGGTAAAATGACATTAAGTTCGGACGATGCACAATTAGACGAAGAAATAAATTCAAAATGTGAATATATAGCTGATAACTCAATGATTATTTTAAAATCGATAAGAAGATATATGGCTGATAATCCAAATATGAGTGCTAATCAAATGATTAATGGAGATTTAATTGATGTAATAATTTCAAAAAAATCAATAAAGCAAGATTTATCTGCTATAATAAAAAGACAAGTTGTTTTGAATATGGCTTTAGATAGTGCTTTAGATTTTTATAACAAAACTATCCAAAACCAACTTTCGACTTATAATATTGTAAGGCCTGAGGGGGAATAATAAATGAGTAAAGGGTTTTTAGATGAGAAAGATAAAAAAGCCATGTTAGAGAAAGAACTTAATGCAGCCATTGAAGGTTCGCAAGAAAAGGTAGCCTCATTCAGAGGTAATATGCAAAATCCATATCCATCACCTTTTTTAAATCTTTCTGATATGCAATTACCTGAATCAACTATAGATGTATTTAAATGGTGTAAATATTACTATACATTTGATCCATTAATAAGTGGAGCTATCAATGCGTTAGCTACATTCCCTGTATCCGAAGTTACACTAGAAGATGATGAAAATAAAAGTAAAGAAAAATCAGATTCAGTTAAACTCTATGAGAAGGTTTTATTTAAAAATCTTAATCTTCATAAATTACTTATAGAGATAGGGATAGATTACTTTTTATATGGAAATTGCTTTGTTATGGGTGAGCTTGGAGGAAACTCTAAGGGTGAAAAAGAATGGACTAATATGATTAGATTAGATCCTTCGAAAATGATTATAGATTATAATCCAGCTACAGGAAGTAAGACATTTCGATGGACTATTCCTCAAAAAATAAGAGATATAGTAACAAAGAAACAACCGAAAGCTGAATATGAAAAAATACCAGAACTTATGAAACAAGCTGTTAGAAAAAATAAAAGTATCATACTAAACCCTGATAATGTTTATCATTTCAGTAGAGCGACCGATTCTATGGGTGATAATAGCGTCTGGGGAGTTCCTGTAGTAGCAAACGTACTAAAACTATTGATGTACAGAAATGTTCTTAGGCAAGCACAAGAGGCTATCGCTAGAGAGCATATAGTGCCAATGAGAATATATTAT